ATCGTGTAACAGAAGTTACTGATGAACTTCAGCGTCTGCTGAATGAGTTCAAAGTGGAACTTGCTGTTCTTAAAGGTCGTGTAGATGGTCTTGATGCAAAGGTAGGTCAACTTGAGGCAACTCAATTCTCAACCACAACCAAACTCAAAGGTGAAGCAACCTTCGTTCTTGGTGGAGTTCCTGGTCTAGAAACGAATGCTGGTGGAAACGTCGGCAACACCGCATTCAACTATGATCTCCGTCTGAACTTTGATACTTCATTTACGGGTAAGGATTTGCTTCGTACCCGTCTCCGTGCTGGTAACTTCAGTAGTGATCCTTTTGGATCTAGTTCTTCCTTGTTCAAACTGGACAAAGCAGAAACCACTGACAACAGTGTAGAGATTGATCGTCTTTACTATCAGTTCCCAGTTTCTAAGAGTGTAACTGTTACTGCTGGTCCTTTGGTTCGTAACACCGAGATGGCTTGGGTTCCTACTGCTTACAAGTCAGAAATTCTTGACTTCTTTGCTGTTGCCGGTGCTCCCGGTGTCTATAACAAGGCAACTGGTGCTGGTGTTGGTGTCCAGTATGCCGGTAAAGGTGGACTTGTCGCTGGCCTGAACTATGTTGCTCAGAATGGCGATGATTCACAAACTGGTGTATTTGATTCTGATGGTGCCCTGAACTTCCTTGCTCAAGTGGGCTACCGTGCCCCTCAGTGGGGTGTTGGTGTTGGTTACCGTTACGGTTCTGAGGGCACTCGTCCTCGCTCCTACAATGGCCTTCTAGGGGCCAATGGTGCTCTAGTTGATGGTCAAGAATCCAATGCTGTTGCTTTGAATGCTTACTGGCAACCTTCCAAGAGTGGAATCATTCCCTCTATCTCGGCTGCCTATGGTTACAATTTCGTAAGTGGTGCTACTGGTGCTACCGATGCTACGAATTCCGATTCGTGGATGGTTGGTCTTCAGTGGTCTGATGTATTCGTAGCTGGCAACTCTGCTGGTATTGCTGTGGGTCAAGCACCTTCTGCTGAAACCGCTGGTGTGGATGATGCTACAATGCTTGAGATCTTCTATAAGTTCCAAGTAACTGATAACATCAGCATCACTCCTGCTCTGTTCTATGTTGATAACAATCAGCGTTATCAAGATTCCAACAAGTGGGGTGGGGTGGTTCAGACCAAGTTCACCTTCTGATAACGTATGGATCTATTAATGGGCATTTGGGAGAAACTTCTCTTTCTCCCTTATATCATCGGCATCATGATTGTCGGTGGTCTTGTGAAACAATATGGTGTGCTTAACGAAGTATTCGTTGCACTCCGTAAAATATTCAAGTCAAATCGTCTTGTTGTTGCTGCCACTGCTCTTGCTGGCGGTATTCTACCCATTGAAGGGCGAGTCGTTATGTCAGCTCCCCTTCTGGATTCCATCGCTAGCGACAAAGCACAGTCACGTTCTAAGTTTGGTATTGTAGATTATCTTTCTACTCACCACTATTACTGGTGGTCACCACTTGAGAAAACTGTTGTGCTTCCGATGGTAGCATTGGGTATGTCTTATACCACATTCATGTCACATGCTATTGTTCCGCTTGCTATTGTTCTAACATTTGCTGGAGTATACATCTTCAAGTATGTGAAAGAAACTGACGTAGAAATCGTAGAAGAAACACGTTCCTTTAGTTGGCAGCGTCTTGCTAAAGGTTGGGGACCAATCATTGCTACAATGTGGTTCCTAGTGTGCTATGGTGATCCCGATATGCCTTACCTCTTCTCCCTATGGTTTGGTGGTCTTGCTGCCTACTATTCATTCATCTGTAATGATTGGAAGTGGGGTCGGTATATCAAGTGGAAGTTTGCTGGATTTGCTGCTTTAGTTCTTGCTCTCGCAGCAGTGTTTGGTGAACTCAAAGAACCTGTCATGGAGTATCTTAAGATTACTTCAGCACAAGGTTCTGCTGCTCTGGTAGCAGTTTCTGTGGTTGGGTTCTTGGCATCATTTGCTATGGGTTCATCTGGTAAGTATGCTGGTATGGCTACGCTACTTGCCAAAGCATATGGTCCTGGATACTTGACATGGTTTCTATGTATTGAGTATGCTGGATATATCATCTCACCAATGCACAAGTGTCTGTTGATTGGTCAGCAATACTTTGGTACTCCTATCAGAACCTACTATAAAGTTCTTGGTATGTTGATTGCTTGCTTGGTTGGTTGGGGTGCTTTTACGTTAGCTTTTTAACACATTAAGGGGCGTTGACATACCTCCTATTTTTCATATATACTATTTCAAAAATTTAAAACAACTACTAACGGAGAAACAAAATGAAATTTGGATTTACCCCAGAGGCAGAGATTCTTAATGGTCGCCTCGCCATGCTTGGATTTGTAATTGCCGTTGGCACTTACTTGACGACTGGTCAGATACTTCCGGGAGTATTCTGATTCCACTGACAAACTAATTTAATTGAATATAATTAGAGGTTTTACAACCTCTTTTTTTATGGAGATAAATAATATTTAAACGAGTTGATTATTCAATGTCTAGAATTAGAGCGGATAGAGTTACTAATAAAAATGCTACAGGTCCCTTTGAAGCAAGTGAAGGCATTGAAATTCCTCAAAATAAAACATTTACTATTGATAATGATTCTGGGGTAGAAGGAAATTATTTAAAACGTACATTAACAGGAATGATCTGGGGTGACATTCCAAGTGCTACGCAAGCAGAAAGAGGTATTGTTCAAATTGGAAATGGACTTAATGTATCTAATGGTATAGTAAATGCAAATTTTAATAGCAGAGTAACTGGTTTACTTGATGTTGATTTGACAACTCCTCCTATTATAGGACAAGTATTGAAATGGGACGGCGAATTTTGGACTCCTCAAACTGATGCAAATTTTAGTGGCGACTATAATGATCTAGTTAATCTTCCTGCGCTTACTTTAGAGGAGATTACTGGTAGAGGTAACGCTACTTTCAATCCAATTGTAATTGGTGGTCTTACTGTATTTGATCCCGCAGATTCTGACCAAAATTCTATCTATGAATGGGATGGAGATACTTATAATCAATACATTGAAACTTTAACAAATCTAGGTGAATATAATATTACAATTGATGAAAATACTATTGTTTATATTCATAATGAGTCTACTCTTGGAGATCCTGGAGTAGGAATTAATGCAGCTCCTGCGTTTACTGGTTTGGATGTTACTGGCAATTTTGGATTAAACAATTCTATTCACATCAATTCAGATATTTTATATGAACAAAGTATAATACCAAATACTACAAATGATATTGATTTAGGAAGTTCTGATAATCTTTGGAGAACTGGTTACTTTCAATCGAGTGTTTTGATTGGTTCTGGTACACCTACTGGAACTACAGACCAAAAACTTCAGGTAACTGGAGGTACATACATTTCTGGTGATCTGGGTGTGGGTGTTGAAGACCCTCAAGAAAAGGTAGATATTGATGGTAATATTAAATTAACTGGGGAGCTTAGAGGTCCTTCTGTGTTTGTTATTGACCCAGCAGTAGTAGGAAATAATACTGGCTTGGTTCAAATTAAAGGCGACTTGCAAGTTGACGGCACGACCACAACAGTTAATTCTACAATTACAACAATTGCCGATCCTATTGTAGAACTACGAACTGGCAATTCTATTGTTGGAAATGATGGTGGTATTCAAGTTAATCTAACTACGAACTCTACCGGTGTTGTAACAGCATTTCAAAGAGTCCAGTGGAACAATACTAATAATCGTTGGGAAACAACCAATGGTACTATAGCAAAACCAGTAGTTAATACTGTAGATGATTTTACTATTGGCGGTGCCTTTATATTCGCTAACAATTTAACCTTTGGTGATTCAGTAAACGACACAATTACAGTTAATTCTAGATTTGTTTCTGGAACACAACTTAAAACTTCACAAACTGTAGGCAATACTTTATCTCTATCTGCTTACGATGTTGACGGAACTACATATAATAATTTAATTACTTTAACTGCATCAAATACCCCAACACTCACATTAGTATCAACTGGCGTCGGTACTATCGACAATATCAATATTGGTGCTACCACTAGAGCAACTGGTGCTTTTACTACTCTACAAGCAAACTCTACTACTACTATTAATCCAGTAAACAATAACGTATCAATTACTCCTTCTGGTACAGGTATACTTACTGTATCTTCTGGTGCTGTTGGTACTATTGATAATGTAAATATCGGTGCTACTACTAGAGGTACTGCTGCATTTACTACCCTAAATGCTAACGGCAATATAATTTTAGGAGATGCTTCTGCCGATACTTTAACTGTCAATGCAACATCGACATTTGTAGCAGATGTATTTTTAAATGCTAATCTAACAATTGGTAATGCAGATACAGATACCATTTTTGTTACCTCTCATTTTGCAGGAAGTACTCAACTAAAAACTTCTAAAAATTTAAATGAAACTTTAAACATCTCTGCGTTTGATGTGGATGGTAATTCTTATACTAATTTAATTACTCTTACTGCATCAAACAACCCAACATTAACTATTGCTTCTGTAGCAACTGGTACTATTAATAATATGAGCATTGGTGCTTCGACAAGAAGCACTGGTGCATTTACTACACTAGAAGCTAACTCAACTACAACTATTAATCCGGCAAACAATAATGTAGCTATTGCTCCATCTGGTACAGGTGTTTTAACAATTTCATCTGGTGCAGTAGGTACTATTAATAATGTTAACATTGGTAATACTACTAGAGGTACTGCTGCGTTTACTACAATAGATGCTAATGGTAATGTAATTCTAGGAGATGCTTCTAGTGATACACTAACTGTTAATTCTACTTCTACATTTAATTCTAGTGTCACTATTTCTGGAGTATCATCTAATTTAACTGTTGGTGGAGAACTCAGAGGACCTGCAGTATTTGTAATCGACCCCGCATCAATTGGTGATGACACTGGTGTAGTAAGAATCAAAGGTGGTTTAGAAGTTCTTGGAACTACAACTACAATCAACTCTACAATCACTACAATTACTGATCCAATTATTGAATTGAGAACTGGTAATTCGATTGTTGGTGATAGTGGAGGAGTTCAAGTTAATCTTACAACTAATGGTTCTGGTGTAGTCACGGCATTTCAAAGAATTCAATGGAATAATGGTGATCAAAGATGGGAAACTACTAATGGAACTACGCTAAAACCAATAGTAAACACAGTTGATAGTTTTACCTTTGCTAATTCCATTTCCTTTGATGCAAATGTTACTTTAGGTAATGCGGTATCCGATACCATTACTGTAAATTCTCAATTTGTAAATGGAACACAACTTAGAACATCACAAGTTTCTGGTAACACATTAGCTATATCTGCTTATGATGTTGACGGAACTTCATATACAAATCTGATTACTTTAACTGCATCAAATACCCCAACACTCACATTAGTATCAACTGGTGTTGGTAATATTGATAACATGAACATCGGTGCTACTACTAGAGGCACTGGTGCATTTACAACTCTAAGTGCCAATAGCACTGTTGGTTTATCTCCAGCTAATGCTAACGTTACAATTTCACCATCTGGTACTGGTGCTCTTACATTATCTTCGGGTGCTGTAGGAACACTAAACAATGTAAACATCGGTAATGTTACTAGAGGAACGGCAGCATTCACAACTCTTGATGCAAATGGTAATGTAATATTAGGAGATGCTTCTGCAGATACTGTAACTATTAATGGTACGACAACAGTTAATGCTCCCGTAACATTCACTGGTGCTACTTCCCACCTAACCTTAACTGGTGAGTTAAGAGGTCCAGCAACATTTATTATTGACCCATCTACTGTTGGTGATGATACTGGTCTAGTTCAAATTAAAGGTAATTTGGAAGTACTTGGTACTACCACTACAATTAATTCTACCGTCACAACTATTGCAGATCCTATTATTGAACTTCGTAGAGGTAATAGTTTAACTGCTGCTGATGGTGGAGTTCAAATAAACCTTACAACTAATGGTTCTGGTGGCGTAACTGGATTCCAGAGATTACAATGGAACAATACAAATACTCGTTGGGAAACAACAGATGGCACTACAGCAAAACCATTAGTTAATACCGTAGATAGTTTCACATTTGCTAATGCTATTAATTTCAATGGTAATGTTTCTATTGGTGATGCTACTTCAGATACAATTACTATCAATTCTCAATTTACAAATGGATCTGAATTAAGAACTGGTCTAGTAAATGGTAATAATTATTCTCTTGCTGCTTATGATGTAGACGGAGCTGTATATGCAGATCTTGTTACTTTAACTGCATCTAATACTCCAACTATTGCTATTACTTCTGTTGGAGTAGGTACATTAGATAACATAAACATCGGTGCTACTACAAGAGGCACAGGTTCATTCACTACATTGAGTGCTAATAGCACAGTTGGTTTATCACCAGCTAATGCTAACGTTACAATTTCTCCAACTGGTACAGGAACTGTAACTATCTCTCCTGCTGGTGGTCTTACTATTGCTCCCGCAACATTATTGAGTATTGCTCCTACTGTAGTGGGTACTATTAACAATATAAATGTTGGTAGCACTACTAGAGGTACTGGTGCATTTACTACGCTTGATGCTAACGGTAATGTAACTCTTGGTAATGCTTCTGCGGATGCTATTAATATTAATGGAACAACATTAGTAAATGCTCCTATGTCATTTACTGGAGCTACATCACACTTAACATTAACTGGTGAACTTCGTGGACCAGCCACATTTACAATTGATCCAGCCACTGTTGGTGATGATACAGGGACAGTTATTATTAGAGGTGCTTTACAAGTAAACGGAGTTAATACTGCGGATAGATTAAAGAATACGGCAGCCCCTACTACAGCAACTGATATAGGAACGGCTGGTGATATTAGATATGCTACTGGATTCCTTTATGTTTGTGTTGCAACAAATACTTGGCAGCGAGTCGCCATCGCTACTTGGTAACGTGACACTTAGGTAATTGGACCTATTGACAATCCGATCAAACCAGAGTATACTAAGTGAATAATTACTCATTGTCTATGGACATTCAAATTTATACAACGGTAGGTTGTAGTTATTGCGAAAAAATTAAAAAGCTTATGAATAGAGCTGAATTAGAATACAAAACTATTCTTGTTGGCAAAGATATAACCAGAGAAGAGTTTAAAACAAATTATTCTTCTGCTCGTGGTTTTCCTTATGTAATTATTGATGATAAACCTATTGGTGGTATCGTAGAAACAGTGAAATTATTTGTTGAGAAAGGATTAGTGTCTTCAAAAAAAAGATGAGTAACGAAGAAAAAACCCCAATAAATAAAGGTGTAGAGCTAATGCTCAGGAGGGTTAGTAAAGAACCAAGAACACATGGTCTTAAGATTAACAAATCTTTCACCCTCCATAATAAACAATTCTTTTTAAAGTTTGAGTTTACTTGGGGGAACTTAACGTAACTCACTCGGAGAATTAAAATGGAATCTTCTACAATCTTATTTTTTTCAGCTTGTTTTATGATTCTGTTCCTGTTGGTAGGAATTATAGCTGGATGGTTTATCAACGATATCGTTTATAACTTTACTAACAAAAATAATTCTGTTCAACTTCATCCAGAAATGTATGATGAGAATGGAATTATGATTAACGAAGAGCTACTCTCAGTAAGATTTATTGATGAAGAGGAGGAAGAGGAAGAGGATGATTATCATTGATGCCAATCAAGTTATGATTAGTAACTTGATGGCGCAAATTAAAAGAGATGAACTGAATGAAAATTTAGTTCGTCATATGGTTCTCAAGAGTTTAATTTCTTATGAGAAACAATACAAAAATGAATATGGTGAAGTGGTTTTAGCTTACGATAGTAAACACTATTGGAGAAAAGATTTCTTCCCATACTACAAATACAACCGCAAAAAAGATCGTAAAAGTTCTGGTCTTGACTGGCATTCTATCTTTGATGTCTTGAATAAAATTCGTGATGAGATTAAGGAGCACTTTCCATACAAAGTTATGGAAGTATATGGTGCTGAAGCAGATGATGTGATTTCCATATTGTGCAGACACAAGAAAGCAAATGAGAAAATTTTAATTCTTTCTGGAGATAAGGATTTCATTCAACTTCATAAGTATCCGGGAGTATATCAATACAATCCCATTATGAAGAGTTATATTTCAACTGATAACCCATATAATTTTATCAAAGAGCATATTATTAAGGGTGATAAGTCAGATGGAATCCCAAACTTTTTATCAGACGATGATACTTTTGTAACTGAAAAAAGACAGAAGCCAATTAGTCAAAAGAAATTGGCTGTGTGGGTTGATCAAGATCCATCTATGTTTTGTAAAACTAAATCAGAAATAGATAATTACTATCGTAACCGAACTTTAATTGATCTTGATTACATTCCGGTAGAGTTAGAACAAAAAATTCTTGATGAATTTACTGGTCTAAATAATAACAAACAAATTCCTTTAGAATATTTCCGTGAACATCAATTGAATGATTTGATGGAAACTTTCTATTTTCGTAGTTCGTCACCTTTCAAAAAATGAAACTGTTAATTTCTGAAGTGCTCCAAAAAGTGAGTAACGCCAAAACCAAAGCTGAAAAAATTGATCTTCTTCATCAACATAACACTGCTGCTCTCCGAGCAGTATTGATCATTAACTTTGATGAGAGTGTAGAGTCCATGCTGCCCGATGGGGACGTACCATTCAACTCCAACGACGCCCCTAAGGGCACTGAACACACTGTTCTGGAGCAGGAGTACCGCAAGCTTTATCTCTTCTTCAAGGGCGGCAATTCGTCCATCAATCAAACCACCAGAGAAAATTTATTCATTCAACTTCTTGAAGGTCTTCAGGAAGAAGAAGCAAACCTTCTTGTGATGGTAAAAGATAAAGGATTGGGTAAAAAATATAAAATTACTAGAGCTTGTGTGGAAGCAGCATTCCCCCATATTAAATGGGGAGGACGTAGTTAATGAAAGTTCTTCATGAGAACTGTGACCGAGATCTAGCAAAGGATAGAACTCTACCTTATAGCGCCTACCTCGTAGCTTATGAAATTGATTCGGCAATAGCATACGATATAGTTATCAGTGATAAACAAGCGGATATATTTGATTATTATTGGGATAAGTATAGAGAAGGATTGAAAGGTTGGAGACAATCTGAAGGTAGAGTTAACCCTCGCAATTGGGGGTATAAATCTAAAGAAGAAAAAAAGTCAAGGGGGAGATAGATGGGGAAGCATTATCTACTTAACTTATATGGATGCTCGTTATCTTTGTTGGATAACGAGTTTTTCCTTTGTGATATGATTGAAAATGCTGCTGAAGCATGTGGTGCTCATGTGTTACAAACAATGTCCCATCATTTTAATCCACACGGAGTGACAGCGATATGTTTACTATCCGAAAGTCACATCAGTATTCACACTTGGCCAGAGAAAGGTGAGGCAGCAGTGGATGTGTTTACCTGTGGAGAATCAGAACCTAAGATTGCTTGCGATATTATTATTCAGCAACTTAACGCTGTGGATTACAATTTAGATTACATTGAACGATGAGAGGGGTTGACACCACTCTCTTTTTGTGTTATGATAGGAACAAATCTGCTTTGATTCTATGGCATCATTAAAGCGGGCAACTCAAATGCTTACTAAAGCATTAGAAGACCCACAATATACAACAAGTCAACATGTTGAAATTCTCAAGCGTCGTCACCAAATTAAAAAATTACGTCAAAACTTACAAAACTATGAGCGAGCATCACGTGGATTTGGAATCACCTTTGATCCAGCAATGTTTGAAGAATCAATCAGTGAAGTTAGTGACAGTGACTCCGAAAGCGGAGGAGATGATGGCGTACGTAGCGAGAGTGAGCAACCCGAACAACCAGGAGAATCCGAAGATCTCGGGACTACTGAAGTATTGTATTCAGCATAATCACTGGAGTGTATTTGAACAAGCATACATGACCCTTGAAATTAACACTACTCGTGGTCTGGCTGCTCAAATTCTTCGTCATGTTTCTTTCCGATTTCAAGAGTTTAGCCAGCGTTATGCCGACACAAATCTTTTGACTCAAGAGATTCCTGTTCCAGAACTACGTCGTCAGGATACTAAGAACCGTCAAAATTCTATTGATGATCTTGACCCAGAACTTGTGATTGCTTTTGAACGTCGTATTAAGATGTTGTTTGCTGAAGCACAAGAACTGTATGATGATATGCTTGAATCAGGAGTGGCAAAAGAGTGTGCCAGATTTGTACTTCCTTTAGCAGTTCCGACCAGAATCTATATGACGGGATCTGTTCGTTCTTGGGTACACTATATAGAACTGAGAGAAAAAAATGGCACTCAACAAGAACATATGGAGATTGCTATGATGTGTAAACAAATTTTTTCTACTCAATTCCCAACTGTCGCTGAAGCTTTGGAGTGGATCTAAAGATCAAGTTAGAGAGATCAGAAATAGCACTGAAAAGGGCATTGTACTGGCATCTAAATATCGTATAACCCCTTCGTTAGTTTCCCAAATTAGATTAAACAAATCACTTGCTTACAATCATATAATATAGGAGGTAAAATTTTGCCAACATACCCCGTAATTCATAAAGAAACTAAAGAAACTCAAGAACTCTCCATGACAATGGCAGAGTATGATCAATGGAGAAAGGACAACCCTGACTGGGATAAAGACTGGTCACAAGGTTGTGCTGGTGTTGGAGAAGTCGGAGACTGGCGAGATAAGATGAGTAAAACTCATCCTGGTTGGGGGGATATTATGAAAAATAAAGTGGCTAAAGCACCCGGTTCACGAGTACAATGGTAATCTTACAATAAACAATTATGCCAAGAGCTAGAAAAACAAACACTCCCGATATTGCTGGTATGAACAACAAGCAAATGAAACGGAGAAAACCAATTAGTTCTGACTATCTTTTAAACATAGAACCTTTAACAGATAATCAACGTATTATGTTTGAGGAATATGGTAGAGGTCAAAACATCTTTGCTTATGGTGCTGCTGGAACAGGTAAAACATTTCTAGCATTATTTCTTGCTCTACGTGATGTTCTTGATGAGCATACCCCATACGAAAAAGTATATGTGGTTCGTTCTTTAGTTGCTACCAGGGAGATTGGTTTCCTTCCTGGTACTCACGAAGATAAAGCATCACTTTACCAGATTCCATATAAGAATATGGTAAAGTACATGTTCAAGATGCCTAATGATGGAGCATTTGATATGCTCTACGAAAACCTGAAGGCACAAGAAACTATTAGCTTCTGGTCCACATCATTCCTTCGTGGTACTACACTTGACAAAGCCATTGTCATTGTAGATGAATGCCAAAACCTAAACTTTCATGAATTGGATTCAATCATCACTCGTGTGGGTGAAGATACCAAGATTCTATTCTGTGGTGATGCCAGTCAGTCCGACCTTCAACGTACTCACGAACGTTCGGGTATCATTGATTTTCAACGTATTCTTCAACAGATGAAAGAATTTTCTGAAATTGAATATGGCGTAGAAGACATTGTTCGTTCCGGTCTTATCAAATCTTATCTCATTGCTAAAATTAACTTAGGTCTTTAATGAAAATCTTTAATCATGTTGGCTTGATTGAGCCTATTGAAATGAACACCGTTAATATTGATGGTCGGCGTTATTATAATACGCCGACTGGCAATAAGCACAAATCAGTCACCACCGTGATTAGTAATAATCCCAAGAAGCAAGAGGTTCTTGCTAAGTGGAGAGCACGAGTTGGGAAAGAAAAAGCCCAGCAGATCTCTTCACGTTCTTGTACTCGTGGTAATCGTTACCACAAACTGGCAGAAAACTACCTCAACAATGAACATGACACAACTCTTTACCAAGAGTATCCTTTGATCTGGGTCATGTTTAATTCATCTCGGAAAATTCTTGACAACATAAATAATATATACTTACAAGAGGCTGGATTATATTCTGACTTCTTAGGAATCGCTGGTCGTGTAGATTGTATTGCTGAGTACAATGGTAAGCTTTCTATTATTGACTTTAAAACTTCGGCGGAAGAAAAAAAGGAAGAGTATCTTTACGACTACTATGTTCAAGAAACAGCATACGCTTGTATGCTTCAAGAACTTTATAGTATTACAGTAGAACAGCTTGTTACTATCGTCGCTTGTGAAAGTGGTGATACACAAGTTAGTATTCAGCCACCGAAAAAAGAATATTTTATTAAGTTACAAGAGTACATACGAGATTACGAAAACAGATATGAAAGAGACCTTAGAGGATAAATTTATGACGCCTACCAGATTCGCTCAGGAGGTTGAAAAAATAGCTCACGAAAATTCAATGAATTATATTGATGCTATTGTTCACTTTTGTGAGTCAAATGAAATTGAAATAGATACCGTTTCAAAATTAATTTCAAAACCGCTTAAAGAAAAACTAAAGTTTGATGCTCAAAAATTAAACTTTATGAAGAAAACATCTAAAGCAAAACTTATGCTTGTTTAATTATGTCTGACTTTTTTAAATCTGAAATGGTTCGTGGAGATATTCAAGAGATGTCAGAACTTCAACAGTTCTGTATGAGATCTATGGTAGCATTTCCTGTCTTAAACAAAGAAAAGAAGCTCCAGTACTTTGAAGTTCTTGAACAACTGATCGAGAAACAAAAAATATTTCACGCTCGTGTTTGTCTCAGCGACGACCCTGAAGCAGTGGATATGGCAGAGAGTATGAAGCAAGCAGCCGTGATGCTTGGTGCCACACCAAATCAAAACATAAGTTCTATGTTTGATGACCTTATTGAGAAGGTTCATGTCATGAAAGAACAACTAGAGGCTCAGGGGGATTGACGCTGCCCTGAGCCTGTGCTATGATGTGTAAGTGATATAGCGTCACACAAGCCAAATATAATTATCTAAGGAAATCCGTATGTCTTTTGCTGATCTTAAGCGCAAGTCCCAGAGTAACTTTGAGTTCCTACAAAAAGAACTTGAAAAGTCCAGTACCACTAATGGTGCCGACGATAGGATCTGGAAGCCCGAACTTGACGCTTCCGGAAACGGTTATGCCGTTGTCCGTTTCTTGCCAGCTCCCGATGGGGAGTCTGTGCCTTGGGCGAAGGTTTACAATCATGCTTTCAAAGGTCCTGGTGGCTGGCTGATTGATGGGTGCCCCACCACTCTTGGTGATAAGTGCCCCGTCTGTGCTGCCAATACCAAACTTTGGAATAGTGGTCACGAGTCCGACAAAGCAACTGCTCGTGACCGTAAGCGTAAACTTTCATACTACAGCAATATCTTTGTTGTCAATGATCCCAAGAATCCTGACAACAATGGAAAGGTAATGCTTTTCAAGTATGGTAAGAAAATCCATGACAAGATTCTCGCAGCCATGCAACCTGAGTTCCAAGATGAAACTCCCGTGAATGTGTTTGACTTCTGGGCGGGTGCCAACTTCAAGATTAAAATCAAGACCGTTGGTGGTTACTGGAATTACGATGCTTCCGAGTTCACTTCACCTGCTGCTCTCAGTAGTGACGATGATGAAATGGAATCACTGTGGAAGCAAGCATATTCTCTGGAAGCATTCACTGCTACCAGTGAGTTCAAGAGCTACGAAGATCTTGAAACTCGTATGAATAATGCTCTTGGTGCTGCTCCAGCTACTCGCCAAACTCAAGCCGAAGAGTATGAAGATCCCGCTCCTGTTGCTACTGTAACTCGTGAGCGTAGTGATGACTTCACCTCACCAAAATCGGAAGATGATGACGATGCTCTGAGCTACTTCGCTCGACTTGCTGAAGAAGATTGATACTTTACAGGGGGCTTACGCCCCCTTTTTTATACCCCAGTTTTCTTTAACCTATTATCAATGAAGTCACTTGACTTACCATATAGATTAGTTTTCCTGAAGTCAGTCAAGAAAGCATCAAGGTATCTTGGCTTAAGTAAAAAGATTTCTCTCTTCTTTTCATTCTCGTCTGATTCGTATTCAAAAATTGTTACTGGTCTTGAAGCACTGCTACCAGAAATTTGTTCAACTGATGATCCATTCCAGTATTTAAATGGTGATGAATAAAATGTTTCGTCAACAACTAAACCACTTTTTAAAACTGTAACTCCGCTATTGGTTTTAATTTCGTATGTTTCGTAATGTTTTATAGTTGAATATGGATCATCATATGATGACTCCAGTAATTTTCTTAGATCATTTTCCGACAACGGTAAATCAAACAATGGATTGACCATGTTATTTGTTAAAGCAATAATCCAATCAAAGAATGGATTGCCGTATGCTTTATCTGCTATTGTGTCAAGACGTTCGCCCTCTTCAACAGCGTACTTCTTGAAGTAAATAGCATACGAAAATACGTCAGGGTTAACTTGATATCTTCTGAAGAAATTCTTAGCTACAACAAAATCTGATTCAGAGAATGGATACTGAATCGGTTTGCTGTCGTACTGTATGCTTGGAATGAATGAAAAATACATGTTAGATACCTCCGCCCGGTATGATTACTTCTTGAGCAAATACTAACTTTGATTCTAAGAATGAAATAGTTAATTCTGTAGCTACTGGTGATCCATCTCTTAAGGTAGCATATGCTCCAGCAGCAGTGTAATTAATATTTACATCTGTGATACCACACAATTTATACTTGGGTAGGTAGGGATGAAAATTGCCACCTTTCATGAAAGAAACTTGACAAAGATCTGGAATTGTTAATAAATTTGAAGCTTCTTTTATTGCTCCAAAAATAGCAGACCCACCAAAACTAGGAAGCATAGCTTTTTTAAAACTATTACATATTTGTTTAATATCGTTTGCTTCTTTACTTGTTCTAGGAACAAGTTTAAATTTTAAACTAAATGTTCTCAATTTAGGTGCTTCATATAAAAGCTCTACGTTTGGATTAAGTATAGTTCCTGTTACCGATCCGAGAGCTTGATTTAAATTGACGTTAGCACCAGCTACAGCATTAATACCATCCAACAAACCTTTAAATATGGCAGCTTTCACACCACCACCAGCGGCGCTACCACCAGCATCAACCATTGCTCCAAAATCTTTTTGTGTATTTACTGATCCGGTTACACCAAATAATCCTGCTGCCGCCGCTCCAAAACCAGCAGCATTCCACCCAGCTCCAAATTGAGATTGGATATCTTCTGGCATGTATAAAATAATTGGCTTCACATCTGTTGATGGATTAGCATAAGAACGATCATTTGAATTTTGGTAGTTGGCGTATCCACTAGCAGAAGAAAGTTTGGTCGTTGAACCTGCGCCAGCTTGCTTTGGTGTGTCTCTACCACCACCAAAAGGAGGAGCATATTTATAAAATCCAAATGATACATAATCACTTGTTCCATCAAGTGTCGCTGGGTCTGATGGGTATCTTAAAGTTCCTGGTCCAGTTGGTGTTTTTTTAATTACTAAATTTATTGTGCCAGTTAATTCTGTTGCTGATGGTGTATTATTGGATACTACTGCTGCTGCTGCTGCTTCTTCTACGACCGGATTTACTGCTGCTCCTGGAGGAGATGATTGCCTGCCTGTTATGGCTGCTTGCCCACCAGGCGCCCCCCGTTGGCCAACATTTTTCCATGATGTTCCATTATATAACATGATGTTGCCCCTGGGCAGTTCATACCAATCTCCCGGTTTGTACTGTTGCGCCATTACTTGACCCTCTCTATATCTTTTCTGGTGAGATCTTAAACAACTCTGGTTCCCTTGATACGGTCATTCCAATACTGATCTATCTCTTCCCAAACATACTCTTTAGGATATTCAATTTTACCACCGCCCTTCATCAATACAAAATCTTCTACAGGAAGAGCAGAAGCGGTAACCCATTCTTGTATAGCTAAATCCAAGAACAAACTTTTACACCTTTTATAAAGATATTTATGAATGATTTTTTTGGGAATATCTATTTGTCCTTTCTCTAATTTATTCACAACAATCAATCTTTTCTTTGGTTCTAGATAATGTAAACTAGCTCCCCAAAATTCTGCCCCCTCCACCTTTAAAATGTATAGTAACGGATACTTGTCATAGTATGGAAGTGTTGGTGTCTCTGCTTTGTATTCAAAAAAGCACAGGTGTCCAGGAAATACACGACGACGATTTACATTTTGGTCTTGATTAACTAAAGCACCAATTGAATCATATTTTTCCTGCTCGTTCATACGAGAAGGCTCTGCTTGAATACCAGCACTTAAACTTTTAAGTTTTGATTGATACCACCCTAAACTTTTACTTTCTCCTTCAGTTGCTGCTCTTACTTTTTCAAATATAGTTTGATAACTTTTCTTTCCTGCTTTTATATACCCCTCAGTTTGACTGACTACTTTAGCCAGCTCTGTCATGTCCTTGTATGAGGAGTATCTTTTCACTCCATACTTAGAAGCAAGAGCACGAATCTGATCTCTAGTATATTCAGATAAAGAATTTAATTCGTATCCCGTAAGATAAGACCACCTATCAATAGCATTTATAGCACTTTGTTTTGGTTTTAAATTATTCTTTGCTGCCATGTTATACTCCTAAGTGATCTTCTGTGAGGATTAAAAATTTCATCTGTCTATCTTCACAGAAATCTTCTGCGGCTGCCCACTTAGCACGATTTTTCATGTAGGTCAGCACTTCTCTTTTCCAAGCAGCAGTTTTTCTTTTTGGTTTTTCAATTGGACCAGCTACTTGTCTCTTTGGCTTCACTTCTATTAGGTACTTACTGATACTTCCTGTTTTACTTTTGACTTTGATATAAAAATCTGGGTAGTACCTATGAACTCTACCATCAGTTGGACACCGATAGGGAATGATTACTTCTTCGCTTCCCCACTCCACAATGCTATCGTTGTTATCACAGAACACCATAAACTTTCGCTCCCACATAGAACGATAAATGATCCGTGTGGGGTTACCTCTATACTTTTTGGGGTTCTTTGGTTTATATATTCCCGAGTACGCCATAAATAAATATATCCCTCCGACTGTATTTAGAGTGGCAAAAGGATCAATAGACACATTCATAGCTGCTATAGCTGCCAATGGTGGCATGGCAATGTCCAATGGTTATGATGTTGAATTTGATTTTGGTGGGTTGGCCCGGTTGAACAGTACTATTGGTAGATTAGGAATAAAACTTCCCGAAAATAGTGATAGTGCTCAACCGGGAGCGTTAATTAATATGTTTTGTGATGAAGCACAACTCCCAAATATCTCTGCTGCTGTCGGGCAAATCAATGGAAGATATCTCGGAGAAGGAATTGTTAACTATCCACACACGAGAATAGTGAGTGATTTTTCTTTAACTTGGATGTGTGATGCTAACATGATCCCATTTAAATTTCTTAATGCTTGGCATGGATTTATATTTGATGAAACTATGTTTGAAGAAAATCCTACGGGATCCTCATTACGAGATATAAAAAGCTTTGCTCTCAAAAGAGCGCCCAATAGAGTTAATAGATTAAATTATCCAGAAGAATATCAAGCAACCTTAAGAATATCTAAAGCAGAGAGAGGACAAAACGCTCCAAACAGTAGGGTTTCTTTAGTATGTGTGTTAGAAAATGTGTATCCATATTCCATTGATGCTGTACCAATGTCATATGGATCATCTCAGATTACTAGAGTAAGTGCTAATTTTTATTACACTCGCCACACATATTGGAATGTAGACATTCGTAAATTCAATGGATAAATATTAATACCGAATTGAATTAAAGTTTCATGTCATTACCTAAAGTTGGAATTCCTACTTACGAATTAAATCTACCTTCAACTGGCAAAGCTATTAAGTATAGACCTTTTGTTGTCAAAGAAGAAAAGGTTTTGTTGTTAGCATTAGAATCTGAAGACGAAAAAGAAATCAAGAACGCTGTCAAAGATCTAATTAAGAATTGTGTTCAGACTAGAATTAAGGTAGATGATCTACCAAGTTTTGATCTTGAATATATTTTCCTACGTATTAGAGCAGCTTCTGTGAGCGAAGAAGTTAGTATGGTGGTTACTTGTAAAGACGACAACACCACACAAGCAAGTGTGAATATTAATTTAACTGATGTTGAAATTTTTAAACCAGAAGGACACACCAACAAAATTATGTTGGATGATGTAACTGGTCTTGTCATGAAGTATCCTGGTATGGATAGGTTTATTGATTCTGAATTTTTAAATAAAGATATTAAAACAGATGAAGTATTTGATTTTATTGCTACCTCAATAGATCAAATTTTTAATGATGAAGAGGTATGGGACTCGTCAACAACGTCTAAAAAAGAAATGATTACATTTATTGAAGAATTGACTGCTAAACAATTTGAATCAATTCAAAATTTCTATGAGACAATGCCACGATTACTTCATAAATTTACAGTAATTAATCCCAACACTGGAGTAGAATCTGAATATATTATTGAGGGACTACAGAATTTTTTCGTATAGCACTCTTCCAAAATAGTTTGGAGGGGTATTTCAGAACTAACTTTGCTTTGATGCAGTATCATAAATACTCTTTGACTGAAGTAGAAAATCTCATTCCGTGGGAGCGAGAAGTGTATGTGTCCTTGTTAATTCAACACCTCAAAGAAGAAGAAGCAAAGAGAGCGGCTGCTAAGCAATGATACCACCAGAGGCAATAAAGCCAATAATCAGTAAAGGAGGTAGAGACAGCACTGAACTTGCTGTCGGAACTCTTATTGCTTATCGTGTAGTTCCACAAACACAAGAAGGAATAGATAAAGCAAAAAAAATAATTGCTAATAGTAAGGAATGGTTGGTGCCATCTACACATCCTGAGTATTATAATGATATTGATAGTGATTTGATGGCGGGAAAAGAAACTCCTGGCATTCTAGCAATTCAGAATCACTTAAAAGAATTTTACGGGTTAACTACTCCTTCTGTTGTCAAAAAACCTGTTGCCGATACGAAAGTAAAACAACCACCGGCAGCTCCTCCCGATCCAACTCCAACTCCTTCTGCTGGCACACAAGATTTTGTTGATACTAGAGTAGAAAAACCAGCAACAACAAAAGAAAAAAAGAAGAACAATTTAAAACCAAAACCTTACGCCAAAGATAACATTGATCGTTGGTCTAGGTTAACTGGATACGAATTAGATTCTCTTTCAGATTACACACGAGATCAACTTCGTGCCCTTGCTTCTAAGTATGGAATTAAAAGATACTCTTCATACAAAGATAAGAATGAACTTGCTAAAGTTATTCAGAATACTGTAGCATATCAACAGGCAGCTCCAAAAGCAGTGGAGAAAAAAGTTGAGAAAGTTAAGCTCCCCAAACCAGTTGAGCAACCCTCCGCTATAAAAATACCACAAGCACATTATATTCAAGGCCAGAGAGGAAGGTGGGAACCTGAATTTGAAAATGACATTGATCATGCTGTTTATTATGCCGGGAAATCGCCAATACCTAAGGGAGATAAGCAAAGAGAAGTTCTTGCCTGGCTGAAGAGTTTGGGGTTAACCTACGAACAAATACATGATCATCGTGAAAAAGTATTAGAAAAAATGAGGGACACAATTGCTGTTCCTGGTGTTGAAGAAGAGTATCCATACCTTTATATTGATGCCGTTGATCAAGATTTTGTGATAGAAGATGATGATGAATTTGATGAAACAGAAGATGACATAGAAGATCTTGATGATCTTTTAAATTTAGTTAGAACAGATGATGATACATCAGAAGAGGAAGTTGCCGAAAATATTGAAGAAGAAATTTTAGATGCTGCTGGAGAGGATAAAGATGATGAGGAGGAGGGAGATTTTGGATCAGAAGATGATATACCTGATGAATTATTACAGGATGAAGTAGATCCAGAACTGTTAGAAAAACTTCTTGTTACAATAAACAAACCAAAGAAAGAATCTAATTACACAAGTAACAAAAAAATCTTTGATTCTATTGTTGTTAACTTTGGTAGATTACAATCTACTTTAGATACTATCAACAACAACTTAGAGAAACAAAATAGTTTAATCAAAGCTAACATTGATACTCAGTTAGCAATCGGTGAGTTGGTAAGTAATCAAACTGATTTACTTGGGGAAAAGTTTGATGCTATACTGAAAGAATTTCAAAAACAATCTGAGCGAGCAAAAGATCTTGCTGATGAACAAGAAAGAGGATCAGCAGAAGATTCTTTGGAAGGACAGCGAGATGCTGCTGGAGTTTCTGACTTTCAAGATCTAACTAAGAAACCTTCTGGCAAAAAAAGAGAAAACAAAATTGAGAAGTATTTGAGGGGTAAGTTAACCAGAAAACTATATCGTAAACTACCAAAATCGGTAAGGAATGTTAGACAAAAAGTAAGAAAACTTCAGCGGTTGCCTGATAAAGCTAAAGCAAAAGCAGTAAGTAAAATAACTTCTATGCTTCCTACGAAAGGCAAACAAGCTGTTGGTACTATGAGTAAAATTCGTGGTATGGGTAGCGTTGGTAGGATGGCTGGTCCTGCTAGATATGCCTTCGCTGGGCTTGAGTATGGAGAAAGGAAAGCAGAGGGGCAGAGTGAACTTCAGGCACAAGCTGGGGTTGGTAGTGGACTTGCTGGGGCAAGTTTAAGTGCTGGTCTGGTCAGTGCTGGAATAGCTTTATTACCAACTGCCCCAACTGGATGGGGTGCTGTTGCGGCAGGATCATTAATTTTACTTGGGTCTGCACTTGGGGGGAGTATAGCTAGCGGAGCAGCTGATAGAGCAACTGGAGCAGATAAAGTTACTGGAGCACACGAAACTGGTACTGGTCTCACTAAACCAGGCACAGCATTACTTCACGGCACCGAAGCAGTTATTAATCCAAATGCTATGTCGCCAATGAGTAGTGTTGGTGGTCTAATGATCGCCGCTACTACCGGATACATCAATTCTGCTGGCGCTGTTGCTGCTCCTATTGCCCCTGTATTGAAAGGAATTTCTGCTCAAATGGCGAAGCAATATGATGTTCCTTCCACATTAACTCAGACCAATGTTGGTGGTAGCTTACCTAATATATCTGGAGAATTGAAAAAAGTAAAAGAAAAAAGAAAGCAAACGCCAGGAGAAGAACTTTCTGGTATGGAAAAGGATCTTCTGGAGACACAAGATCCACAATCATTTGCTGATAAACTGCTGAAAATGCTTGACCCAGAAGGAAAGTTCCAACAATTATTGCAGCAAATAAACCACCAACCTCCCGAAGGTGATCCTACATTAACTGAAGGTGGGTATGCTACATTTGGTGAAACTGGTAGTGGTTCTAACGCTAAAGGTTGGGTGCATGGACATTTTCAAAATCCTACTAGCGAAGCAGAACTGCTGAGAGATACTTTTCCTTTTGTCAAAAAGTTATTAGAACAAGGTTCTGAAGTAGTAATTACTGGTGGAGTTGATAGACCATTGAATAAAGATATGGATGATGCTACTATAAAAGATATAATTTCTAAAGGAATAGGTACTCACTCAAATAGAACAAAGGGATATTATGCCGTAGATGTTTCTGTTAAAAAAGGAACAAAAGTTCCTTTTGCTCTGGAGGATGTTCGGGATGCTGGTGGTAGAGAAGGTGTCAGAGGAAAGATACCTGGAACAAACACTTTTATTGGTCATTTAACTGGAGATTCTAAATCTGGTGGACCAGAAAGTCGTCCAACAAAATCCACTGGAGATTTTGATGTCATTATTCCTTTGGACCATGTTAAACCAGGCAATGAAAATAAAATACCAGATAAAAAAGGAGGAAACACTTTTAAAAATGCTAGTGCCACAGGTGCTGCTGGTAGAGAAAGAGATCATCAAGATAAAGCAGCAGCTAAAGTCAAAGCAAAATTAGAAGCGAAAGGTCTTCGTGTTAAAGTTATTACTCCAGAAGATTTTGGAAACTACGAAGATTATGATAATTATATTACAACACAGGCTTCAAAAAATGTTAGGATAGTTCCTTTACATTTTGATGCTGCTGTTGGTCAAGGAGGAACTGGATTCTTAACAAGAACTAAGAAGGGTGATTCTGGAGACGCTGCTCTAGCTAAACCTATACAACAAAAACTATCATCTTTTCAAAAAGCAAACCCTTCTTTAGGAAATTTGGGACCAACCGATACAGTAAGTAATGCCACTATTAATAGAGCATCTGCTTCGCCAGCAGCATTAGTTGAGATGGGATCAATGGTTGCTTGGGAAAAACAACATGGATCTAATTTTACTAGCACAAATAAATTTGATGAACTTGCTACGGGAATAGCTGAAGGAGTATATCAGGGGGGTGGTTTTGATAATAAAATTAAACCACCCACACAACAACCTAGATTCCAATCCCTGCAAGGAAAAGATGGCAATGATGATACCAAATATCTGATTGTCAATCAGCAAGCAAAACCACAAATTACAGGACAAGGATCACAAAATGCTCCTTCATTTGTTTCTATGGGAGATGGTAGATGGAGAACCCAGAATGAATTGTCAACAACAATGAGAAATCTTTATTTACAAAAACTTGGACAATAAATACCAGGATAAGGGGTAGCATAAATGTCGGCGGGAACTCAAGGATTTACTGATACCAGACAAGACACGAATCATATCGGTAGTGTCATAAGTAGAATTCTTGAAGCAAGACAACTTGCCGAAGATGAAAGAAAGTATGCCGAAGCACAGGCAGATAAGTATCAAACTTCATTAGAAGAAGCGGGAGTAAAAAGAGGAGATTTCTTTAAGAAAGCATTACGCTGGAAGTTTGGTGGTGAGTTTAAACAAAAAAAACTCTCTCAGTTAAACACTTGGAAAAAGAGAGGTGATTTATTAAAGAGTGCTGCCACTGGAAAATCTGGTAGAAATAAACTGAATAAGATTGAAAGATCTCAAGCACTCTTTGATATGTTTAAGGCAAGTGACAAGCCAAAAACATTCCGAGATAAATTTAAACCGCTGTATGAAGGATTTGTTGATGATCCTATGATGAGACCGACAAAACCAAAGAGTCATATAGTAAAGCCAGGAACTGCCAAGAAAATACAGAAGGCACTAACATCAAGGAGTAATAAGAGAGTCAGTAAAGAAGACATTTTAGATTCTATTTCTAGTATTACAGATGCAATTGAAAAAATTGCTGAATCAATATCAGAAAAAAATAAAATTGTTTCTGATCAAATGATACATTCCTCTGTTCTCCAGGGAATGATTCATACTCAATTAAAAACCAATGGAGATTCATTGGAGGACAAACTACAAAAAATTGTTGATGCTATCTCTAATCAAACTCAGTACAAAAAAGAGGCTGTAGATAAAGCAGAAAGTAAAGATGCCGAGAATAAATTAGAAGCACAAAAAGATGCTGCTGGTGTAGTTAATTTTGATGATCTAACTACGAAGGAAGATGAAAGTAAAGCACCGGAAAGACCTACAGGGGGATACCCAGAGCTTTCCCAGATGGCACATGCCGGAATGGATGTATCTGGTGTGGAGAGTAAAACTCCTCCTATGTACATGCCACCACAAGCAGAACAAGGAGCAATATTTTCTGGACCTGATAGTGGATATCTTGTAGAACTTCATGGTAAAGAAAAGGTTGTTCCATTAGATAATAACTACACACAAGGAGAACCAAGTGCTGTTGATGGTAAGGTAAGACCAAAACCAACTGAGCCTATTGCCAAACCAAAATCTATGCCCTCAAACAATATCCAAAAGTTTGAGATGGGAACTAATAAATCTCCTATAAGTTCTTCGCCAATCACATCTAAGTTTGGTTTCAATACAGCAAGAAATCAAATGGGTATTGCTGGTGGCGGAACTACACAGCAATCTAAGATGACACAATCAATGGTTGATGTGATGTCATTACCAATGATGGCTGCTGGTGGTACTATTCTTGCCGCCACAACCAAATACATGCAAAGTTTGGGAGGAGAAGGTGCTAATATATCTCCAGAAATTCAACGAGTATCGAGACCAATAGCAGAAACTTTTGGTTTGCCTTCATCAATTGTTAACAAAGCTAAGCAAGGTTCTACTAGCAAGCCTTCTGGTGTAGGGAAACCTGACGAGGAAGGTGGCGAACCTAGTAAAAATATATTTGCTAAATTGATGGATGGTTTTGGTGCTATGCTTGATAAAATGAAAGATAGTATTAATACTACACCTCCCCCTAGTCCCACAGGAACAGCTCAACCAGCTGATATAAGTGGAAACGAAAAAGAATTGGTGAAGAGATTAATGATAGCGGAAGCTGGTGGAGAGGGAACAGAAGGAATGGCAATGGTGGGTAGATCTGTACTGAATAGAGCAGGATTAGTTCAATCTGGTAAACTTGGTGCTGGTCAATTCAATGCTGAAAGCGGTAGTGTTACTGATATTATTCAAGCACCATTACAGTATACTCCATACGCACAGGGAAAATTAGATAGACCTTTGAGTGCTGAAGAAAATGCCAGAGCGGAAGCAGCATATCAATTAATGATGAATGATCCTGAGTTTAGAAAAGCAATCAAAACGAAATTTAATTTATCTGAATCCGACGTTAAAAAAGCTGCTGCGGCAACTGGATTTAGAAACTATGACGCAGGAGCTGATGTTGACAAATCTCAGCAAGTGAATGAATTTGTTGCGGGAAGACATACATTTAATACAGCAGGAAATGCTGGATTGATAACACCATATTCAACAGCGACAGTAGCTCAACCAACTCCATCCCCAACTCAATCTCCAACTGCTCAATTAGGACAGGCAATCACTAACAACTATGGTCTTGGAGTAGGAAAAGAAAGAACATTTACTGTTCCGGGTTATGGGGAAGTTACCGCACATAAAACAACTGTTGGTTTTGATTTCTTTAAAGATGGACGAAGACTTGATGTTTCCCCTTCAAACCCACAAGGCAAAACAATCGTTGATTACTTTAAATCAACTAATGGTGGTCAAACTATCAGTCCTCCCGAAGAAACAAGAGTAGGTTCACTATCACCTGGCAACAAGTCTGAATCTGGTAACATAGCTATGTTAAATATTGGTGGTGGTGGATCACAAACTTCTACTGCTGGATCATCACCACAACCAACTGGTGAAGACGGCACAGAGTCAGGAAGAAATCCGACACAAAATTTTTATTCTAATTCATTCTCTATAGGTGTTGGATAATGTCAGATACAGCAAAACCATACGCTTCTAGTTTCCAACTAAAAACAGTTGTTATATATCGTGTTAAGTCAAATGAAACATACGACATTACTGATTTAGTTCATCGGTTTGATTACTTCGAAAGCATTACATCTCCTGTCATATCCGGCACACTGGTCATGGTTGACTCAGGAGCTAACTTAATATCATCTCTACCTATTCAAGGAACAGAAAGAATTGTTATTACTTTAATTGCTCCTAACAATGAAGAGCACACATATGATTTACATGTCTACAAAATCGGTAGTAGATTTGGAGCAGAAAGATTCCAAACTTATACATTAGGATTGATATCTAAAGAAGGATTACTGAATGAAGGTATACGAATAACAAAAACTTTGAAAGGAAAAGCAAACGATATTGTTAAATCTTTACTTAAAGATTACATTAAAACAGATAAGGAAATTGATGAAGAGAATACCAAATTCAATATAATTTTTAACGCTGGCAAAAAAAGTCCATTCGCTGTTATCAATAGTATACAATCAAAATCTGTTGCTAATTCTAGCACTGCTAAAGTAACCGAAAGCAAAGGAACTGGTAAAGCAACTCCGTCAGCAAATTCCAGTGTATCTTCTTTGAAACCAACTGATAGTTCTGATTATGATAGTGTAACTGGGAGTGCTGGATACTTCTTTTTTGAAAATAAAGATGGGTATGTTTTTAAATCAATTGATACTTTGTGTGAAGGAAAGAATTCTGCTGGCACATACTTCCAAGAACCGATTGATGTAAACTCTCCTCCCGATAAAAAGATTCTATCAATTGATTTTCTAAATGAGATTGATTTGTTGGCAAAATTGAGAACAGGTGCTTTCTCTTCTGTGATTTGTTATTATAACTTTAGTACTGGTGCTTATGAAGAGTATGTTTATTCTTTGGATAAATCTTATGATAGCATGAAGCACATGGGATCACAAAAAGGATTACCTTATGGACAGAAGGAGTTAGCTAAGTACCCTACTCGTGTGATGAGTGTGATATTAGATCATGAAACTTGGTATGATGGAGAAGATATAGCATCACCTGAAAAAAAGGATGGGGAAAAGGGAGCATCACAATTTCCAGATTATCAAAAGTTTTATATGGCACAATCTATTTCTAGATTGAATTCATTAACAAATCAGAAAGTACAAATTAAAATTAATGGTACTCCTTCAGTGAGAGTTGGTGATAGCATTGACATCATGATTCCAAACCAAGTCACTCAAGAACAAAAGATTGTTGAGAAGTATGACCCAGAGCACAGTGGAACATATTTAATTGCTGAAGTGAATCATGTGTTTAATCCTAAGGAAAGAAGATGCTATACATTTTTGACTTTGGTTAGGGATTCTTATGGCATGAAAGATTACTCATCCAAAACACAATAAATAATAAATAAACCTCGTGTGATATGGATCCGGTATTATCATCATTATTCCCAGTAAATCAAATAGGATCTGATGGTTTCAACTGGTGGGTTGGCCAGATTGAATCGAAAAAAAGCGATGATCCAAAACAATCCGGTAGATATCGTGTTCGTGTTGTAGGCCAGCACCTCAAAGATTGTGACGCCACTGCGTCAGATCAATTGCCTTGGGCGAATGTAATGATGCCCGTAACGACACCATACACCGATGGCTTGACTACAGGTGCCTCAGTGGGCCTAGAACCAGGCTGTTGGGTGTTGGGCTTCTACTTAGATAGCGATAAACAGAAGCCCATTATAATGGGTTCTATAGGCCACACAAAGTATGCTACTATCGTAAAAAATGATGACCCAAATCCAACAGGGTCATGTAAATCTTTTACTACATTTACATCGCAGAAAGTAATTCCTCAAGCACATTATCCCACGAGTGCTCAAAGTGGAGTAGATAAAGAAACAAAAGCAAACATATCTGCTGCTGGTCCTTCGGCAGCAGATGGCGCAGTTAAAAAAGATGGAGCACCCCCAATTATTCTTGCTGCTCTTGCTCAATACAGTGAAACTAATCCTATTGGAGGCAAAAGTTGCAACATCATTGCCAATCCTAAATGCGGTCAAGAGAAAAATTTAAAGAATGGTCTGACTACTATTCTTGGTGATCTTCTGGCAGCAAACCAAAATTCTGGTGGACAACTGGGAGATTATTACGTAGGTAAAGTGACCGGATTTTTATATGATGGTGTAGAAATTGCTCGCTACCATATTAGCAGAGTTACCAGACTTGTTAGAAGTTTTATCGCTCGCATCAAAGGAGAGATTATAAAATTTATTAGGGATGGTATTGATAAATTAATTAAATCAGTAATACTGTTTGAAGATCCTGCTGGAGAAATTATTGGTAACACTGGGCCTCTTGCTGACCCAGAAAAAGCATTCAAACCTGTTAGAGCAAAAGGCAATAGATTAAAATTTATTAAAAAAATCTTTGATCAAATATTTAAAGAACTTGGTTGTGCTATAGAAGATCTTACCGATAGAATTGTTCAGTTTATTACTGATCTTATTTTTGGTTTTCTATCTGATCTTTTTTATCAAGCAACCTGTGCTGTAGATACAATCATTCAAGGTATATTGAATGAAATACTTTCATTGTTTGACAGCCTCGTAGCAATGATTCTTGGACCATTACAACAATTGTTGGGTGCATTAGCTTCACCATTAAATTTGATTAGAGGTCTTCTTAATAGTGTTATGAGTCTTCTTGGCATTTCTTGCTCAGGACCATCAGCAAATTGCGAAACGATACAAAAAAAATGTACTGATTGTGGTCAAAATAAAGAGGATGATCTTGATAGATTAATTAAAGCAATTGAAGATGGAGCATTGGATTTTGGTGGTGGTCTTTGTGATGAATCCAAACAAGTACCTCCCATTGTAGCAACTGAAGTCACTTTTATTGGTGGTGTATTTTTAGAACCAACCCCAGCTGTTCCATCCGAACCTCCTGGTGGAGAAAATACTCCCGAATCATTCTTTCCTGGCGGCACAGATATTCCAGAAAATACTTTTGGTGAGATTGATACTCCTGCTGAGTATGCTGATCCATTTAATGATGCCGATCTACCAACGTTTGAGCCAGCAGATCGGTTGCCGGATCCAGAAGGAACTACAGAACCATTTTATTCTGTGCAAGCTAATAAATCTACCGTGAAGGAAGGAGATACGGTAGTGTTTACTATTAAAACAATTAATGTTCCTATTGGTACTGTTGTTAACTATACATTATCGGGTTCAACTATCACTGCAGATGATATTGTTGGTGGTGAGTTAACTGGGTCTGTCACTATGGGAAGTGATACCGAAACAGTTGATGTTAGTATTGCTCAGGATGATATCATTGAAACAGTTCCTCAAACACTAACACTAACCATTGATGGGACTAGTGCTTTCGCAACTGTGGTCATTGATTCTGAATTTGAATTAGTTCCTGGCATAAATGATGACATTGTAACTCCCAGAACATATAATGTTGAATCAGATAAGCCAAGCTACATGGAAGGTGAGAATATTGTGTATACTATTACTACGACCAATGTAGATAATGGTACTGAATATAATTACATACTAACTGGTTCAGGAATAGTGCCAGAATTTTTTATCAATAACAGTTTGGTGGGAACATTTACTGTTCAAGATAACAAAGCTCAAGTTGTTGCTGGCATTAATGACAATCTCAACTGGTCAAATAATTATATTCTTTCTTTCATACTTACTGGAACAGGTGCATTTGTTGATGTTGTTTTGGAGGCAGAAGAAATTGCTGCCACTACTTCAGGTGATGATAAAAAATCAGACCCAAAAATCGACAAGCCCGTGACAGGAACCCCAATTACAGATGATAATGGTATTATTATTAGTATACCTATTGTTAATACAGGAGATCCTTTCCAAAAAGCACCTCAAGTTATTATAACTGGACAAGGATATGGAGCTACTGCTATTGCTTTATTGGACGGCAAAGGATTTGTTTCTGAAGTTAGAGTAACTAGAACAGGAACAAATTACAAAGTTAACACACCAAAAGATTCTAATACTCAGTGTATTATTGATTCTTTCACATTAATTTCTCCCGGTGTTGGTTATACGTCTTCTCCGTCTGTATATGTTGATGGCATTCCTGATATTGCTAGGGCGATTGTTGAAAATGGTTTCGTTATTAGTGTAGAAATTCTTGATAGAACTAAAGTGTACGAAAAAATGCCTGAAATTTTAATCATTGGTGGTGAAGGTGCTGGAGCACGAGTATTGCCTAATTTATTCTGCCTAGATATAGAAGAACTTGAGCGTAAAGGATATGCCAAGATCGGTACTGGTAAATATATTGATTGCCCATAATGAGTAATGTACAAAAGCCTTCGCCAAACCAACAACCATTCCAAGCAAAAGGTGCTGCTAGACCGGAGGGAGCTGAAGAATTGGAAGGCGGTCAGTTTTGTAATGCTGATTTTAATGTCATCGCTACCAAACATGGGTGGACGATGGGAACGTACACAAATAACGATGGAACATCTGGTTACATTTTAACTAATGGCACAGCTATATTTCATCTTGATACTGTCGGTAATATTATTCTTTCTACTGGCAAACCAGCTCAAGCTGGTTGTGGTGGTAAAGTTATTATGCGGGGAGATGATAATGCTTCTAAATTTAAAACTACTAGCATTCATATCACCGGAAATGATGATCAAAAAACAAGAACTAAAGATGGAGAAGGTGAGGAAAAGGTAGAAGAATATCCTCCGTATTCTTTGTTTGTTGAGGGGGATATTGCAATTGAATCTCAAGGCGGTGAGGTGTCTATTAAGGGAGACAATATCACTTTAAATGCTACTAATATTCTTACTCTACGAGCAGGGGAAGCAATTAATTTAGAGGCTGGGCAAGGTGGGGGTAAAGTTAATGTACTTACTGGAGATTATAATATCAATGCTGCTTTCCAAACTAATACTATTACTGGTGGGCAATACAATGATAACTCTGGAGAAGTTACTACCAATCAAATTTTGCCCGGTACAGTAACTGCAGTTAACACTCTCGGTGGAGTAAATTATCTTGTTCGAGGAGATTATAATGTTGGTATTCTTGGTGACTATAATGTAGCAGCAAAAGGAAATATATTATTTGGATCACTCACAGGTGGATTGGGTACGAGAATTATTGGGAAGTCATATGAATTTGTGGGTGGTAATAAAAAAAGTGTGATCATGGGTAAACCTTTGTCTGGAATTGATCCACCAACCGAAACTTTTTCTCAAACTATTGCTGGTGCTGCTCCAGTTGCTTATGCTTTACGAGCGATGCAAAAGATTGAAAACAAAGCAGTGGGTGGCTGGTCTTTGACTACTGCTGCTCCGATTGACATTAAAGGTTCTCTTGTTACTATACTCGGAGCTTCTATTTTCTTAAATTGAAATTCGGAAGTTGGTTACAAAAAAACTGGAAAAAAATCGCCGGTAAAAAATGAGTCAAAAAGTTGAGCCAGAAGTTTGAGTGGCACAGGGGGTTGACAAGCTGATTGGATCGTGGTATTCTATATACATACACAGGTCGAGGCACCACAATGAAACTTCCCAACTGGCAACATCACAGCAGCAAAGAACAGAAGCGGTCCCTCAAACCTCAAGCTATGAGAGACGCCAGACGCCGCAGACAGGCGCTCAAGAACCGCTTGGCAGCTACTGGGCGAATATGATATCATAGATTGGTATCTATTTCTCGGGAGTGTGATGTATGGAGCATCGTGGGTCTTATAAGCCCAAGTGGACCCGATTAGTCCCGTGTTAGGGTTCGATTCCCTACACTCCCATTTGCTATTTCCGAATAGCGAATGCTCGTTTAGCTATCTAGGAAAGCACCGATCTCATAAATCGGCATAGGTCGGGGCAGAACCGACAACGAGCACCTTTGGGTCATTAACTCAGCAGTAGAGTATCCGACTTTTAATCGGTTAGTCGTTGGTTCAAATCCAACATGACCCACTTGACAATCTGGGCAATCCCTGCTATGATTGTTATATACCAAACGGCGGTGTAGCCCAATTGGCAGTAGGCAAACGACTTAAAATCGTTCAAGTGTGGGTTCAAATCCCACCACCGCTATTAACGGTAAACTATTATAAATAACTATAATTATTGTTTACCGTTATGTCAAACCCCAGAAACTACTGCAGATTATAGATGATTTAGATTAAAAAATGCTTAAATAGTATTAAGCAAATTGTGTAACATGAAATACGTTCTTTCTCAATCATACTGTTTTTATATGGGTGAAGTAGTGAGAATGTATTTTATTCAAGGTATGCCATATACTTTTGACGAACTTCCTGAAATAATTCAAAATCATCCTGAAATACAAATGGAGGCTCTTAGCAACCGAGATTTTGATGATGAAGATATGTATACTTGGTCAAATTATTTGATTATGGAAGCAGTTCACCCACTTATGTTTGAACTTGACCTAGAAAATCCTGAATTACTACCTAAAGATGATTAATGAATTTTTTAGATTACTTGAAGGAAAATTTGAAAATAAAATTCAAGCTTTTTCTCATCCATCTAGATATGCTTTTATTAGAATAACTCATATTAATATTGGTAATGGACTTTTTTATGGCGAACAAGCATATAATTATCAACTTCATAAACCGTATCGTCAATTTGTACTACAACCGAATCTAGATGGAAATCAAATTAAAATTATTAATTATAAATTAAAAGATCCCACTACATTTGTAAATTTTAAAAACATAGATACATTATCGCTTAATGATGTAGAATTAAATACTGGTTGTGATATAGTTATGAAACCAGTTGGTGATTCTTTCAAAGGGGGGTTGACCGGATGTGAATGTATGGTAGAATGGAATGGTCGGGAAACATATCTTCAAAATGAAATTCAATTGACTCCAACACACTATTACGTTATGGATCGTGGATTCTGTGCTAAACATAAGCATCAACTCTGGGGATCTAAATATGGTAGATTTGAATTTGTTAGAATGCCACTTTAGCTCAGCTGGATAGAGCAGGGCTTTTGTAAAGCTCAGGTCACCCGTTCAAGTCGGGTAAGTGGCTCTTGGTGGTACTCGCTAGGCAGATAGCCTAGAAGGAGACTATCATTCCCTCTGGTAGTCTATTGATAAGGACGGGTGGATAACACACATAGAAACTAGGTTTGATTCCTAGACAGAGGAAAATTTAGGTAAGGAAAGTAAAAGGAGAATGGGAACCAGTGACACTTGTGAAACGTATGGGTATACCTCACCTGCCTAATTGCTATTTGCGCTGGAAAGATAAACCAGAATGCCGTAGCAACAACACCCCTCAAGCCTATCTCGGGACGCCGAATGATGCTCAAACAGAGGGGTCACTGCCCGAGTACTCCAACGGTAGAGAGAGTGGTCTTAGAAACCATACAGTGGAAGTTCAAATCTTCTCTCGGGCATTTCAAATCACAGGATTTGAAATTGAAAAACAGAATACATAAAATGGGGAAAAAAATCCCCGCCAAAAAATCTCTAAAAAAGTTGAGGGCATAAAATGAGCTTACTTTCTAAGAAAGATCACGAAATAGTCATTGAAGCACTTCAAACCCTAATTCAAACAAAGGAGGAATCTAAAGAAAAATTTGAATATTATAATTTACTTAATTGGGTTAAATTAAAATCCAAAGAAGTATTTTAATTATTGGGATGTAGCACAACGGCAGTGCGAAGAGCTGTTAACTCTTAGGTTACAGGTTCGAATCCTGTCATCCCAGTTTGGGTAGGTGTCCGAGTGGTTGAAGGAGGGAGACTGTAAATCTCTTGGTTCTGTCCATCGTTGGTTCGAATCCAACCCTGCCCATTTTGGAAACATAGCTTAGTTGGTAAAGCATTCGACTGATAATCGAAAGACCACTGGTTCAAGTCCAGTTGTTTCCATTGTCAATATTGCCAAAAATCAAGCCCCTTCCGTGTGACTTCAAAACCTCCCATTACAGGGGGGTTTTATTGTATAAATACTTTCAAGAAGACAGCACACATAGGTTTGAGTAATTATGGCTCTTACAAGACTTGATAATCTCTATTCAAGCAAGACTGGCAAATATCTATATGTTTCTCCAGACGACTTTAACGCTACTGACGAATTAGATAACAGAGGTAATTCTCCTCTTCGCCCATTTCTAACAATTCAAAGAGCATTTATTGAAGTAGCTCGTTATTCATACTTACCCGGTAAAAATAACGATAGATTTGATCAATTCAGCATCATGTTGATGCCTGGTAATCACTATATTGATAATAGACCTGGAACAGTAGATGTAATTAATCCAGAAGTACGATATATTGATGGTGCTAATTTAATTCAATCAAATAGACAAGAAATTATTGATAGAGCTTTTGCCGAAATCGCTATTCAATATGATGAAGTTACTTGGGGTACTGATTGGGTAGTACCGGGAGACCAAGTATTTGATAATGAATTAAATCGGAATTTTGATGCATACCGTTTAATTCAACGTAATAAAGAAGAAATTGTAGAATCTGCTTATCAAGCAATGCTGGATTTAAATCCAGGATTTGTAGTACCTGGAACTGGCGGCATTGATGATAATAAGTGTAAGAGAGATATTGGTTTCTTTATTGATGCAGTTTCTTTAGATGTAGTTCTTGGTGGTGGTAATAAGTATACCAGAAAATTCATTCAAAGTTATTTTAATGCTGCTGATAATAATTGGTTAAGCAACACATTAGAAGGAGAGGAGCAACAATCAATTCAGGCATTTGTTGCGGCTAGAGATGGAATGGTTGACGCTGTTTCAAATCAATTAACGTATAAAGATTTAAGTATAACAGCAGATCCATCAACTGGTTCTAACGTAGACGAAAATTCTTGTGCAAATATTCAAAATTTAATTATTACTCTTTCTGCAATTATTACTGATAGAATTATTGCAGGAACTTTAAATGGATTGGTTGGCGAAACTTCTTCTCCCGCAAAAGGAGATGGAGAAAATAGTGCTAAAGCAGACATTGCAATTATTGTAGATGCTATTATTTCGGATTTAAAAACGGGCGGCAATAGCAATATCATTCAAGTTGCTAGATCTTATTTTGATAGAAGTGGAGTTCCAATTAGTGATGGGTTGATAGGTCAAAAAGATCAATCAATTGTTGCTTTTACTGCTGCTGCAGATATGATGAGAAAAGCGGTTCGCAACCGTTTATACGAAAAAGATTTAACAGTATTGGCCGGACCTTCTGTTGCTGGTGGAACAGGACTTATTCAACCAGTATATCCTTCTGGAAATGATTTTGCCTGTGTTGATGTACAAGATACAATTAGTTCTCTTGTTCTAACTTTAACCAATATAATTGAAGATGAAAATCTTTCAAGTTTAAGTGATATTGAAATTACTGGTGATGTTCCGGTATTTAATTACAATCAAGCTTTGGAAGAATGGAACGACAATTCTGTTTTGGATCTTGGAAATCCAGATAATGTTTTTTATAAATTTAATGCTTCTACTGGAGGAGCAATTGTTCCTAGAGGTTGTTCACTTATTGGTTATGATCTCCGAAGAACAGTAATAAGACCACTTTATGTTCCGGATCCTGCTGATGGTACTCAGGCAAGAACTTCTATTTTTAACTTGACTGGTGGTTGTTATCTATGGCAGTTTACTATCAAAGATGGAGATCTTTCTTCAAATTCTCCACTATTTGATCCGGTTGCTAATGTGGGTAAAGTTTACTTTCAAAAAGGAAACACTAGTCAACTAGCTGTTCCTGAGTATTCACACCACAAAATCTGCATTATGGAATATGCAGAATCGGAAGAGCTTGATAGATATTACACTAAAGTTGCTAGATCATTTTCTAGATTTCAACCATTAATTGACAATGGTGAATTAGAATCTCTTGTACAAGAAAACAGAATTGTTGGACCATTATCAGATACTCGTAGACTTGCAAGTATTAAAATTATTGATTCTACACCGGCAGGCATTTTAACTGTAGAAGTTGCAACAAAAATTGATCACGGTTATTTTGTTGACCAATATATCGCTATTTTAAATAATGGTTTGAGTGATCAATTAAATGGAACATTTAAAGTAACCGCTACAAATATTGGCGACAATCCAAAAGTGTTCCGCTACCAAATTCCTACAGTTGTAGCTGCGTTAGGAAATTCTAATTTAGAGAGTGGAGCTACTTATACATCATCAAATGGTCTTAATACTAATGCGGTAGCACAAGCAGAAATTGACTCTGTAGAATCAGCTTCTCCATATGTCTTTAACTGCTCAATTCGCTCTACTTGGGGTCAGTGCGGCATGTGGGCCGATGGATCTAAAGCCACTGGCTTTAAGTCAATGGTTGTCGCTCAATATACTGGCGTATCTCTGCAAAAAGACGACAGAGCATTTATCCGTTACGATAAATTTACTAATACATGGAATCAAGCCTCACTAACTGATGCTTTTGCTACTGTTCCTTATCACACTAAAGGCGATGCGTATTGGAAGGATGACTGGAGAAACTTCCACATTCGTGCTTCCGACGATTCTTTTGTACAGTGTGTTTCTGTATTCGCTGTAGGCTTCCATGATCACTTCTTGATGGAATCTGGTGGTGATATGTCAATCACCAACTCCAACTCAAACTTTGGTAATACTTCACTTCATGCGATTGGTTTCAAAGGATTCTCTTTCAACCAAGATAAAGGTGGATATATTACCGACATCATTCCTCCTCAGGTTATCAATACATCAATAAGCAACGAGGAAAAAGTACAGTATTACACGTTGGATATTCAAGCATCAAATCCACAAAGTAATAATACTAAACTTTATCTTGCTGGCGATGATATTTCTGATCCAGCTAATCGTCCCGCAGCCACTATCGGTGGTTATAGAATTGGCGCAAAATCAAATGAAAAATTATATGTAAAATTAGATGATGGAGTTTACAATTCTACCATAACCCCATCTGGATTCTTAAACTATACTGTTAGTTTAGAAACTTTAAATCCTGGTGGTATTGGTATTAATAATAAAGCCCAAGATGCTGCTAACAGAATTGAAAGTAATAAAACATTTATTGCTAATGAAGCATACGAATATATTCTTGACAAATATCCTAATTTATTAACAACTCCTAATATAACTATTTCTAAATGCGAGAGAGATATTGGTTATTTTATTGATGCAACTATATCTGATTTGAGATTAGGCGGAAATATAAACACAGTTCAGGCAGCAGAAGGATATTTTGTAGGAAATAATTTAGTTTATATTCAAAATGAATTGAGCGAGACTATTGAAGCTTTAGATTATGTAAAAAATCTCAGCATTGCTGCGATGAGAAATTTTGATTACTTAATCCAAAATTGCTCAACTTCTGCCGGATCTCCTTTGGTCAATGTCGGTGATACAACTGGTCTTGTTGTAGGAATGAGTGTATCTCAGTATTCTCCACAAAGCTTTACTAATGGAAGATTGAATACGGGAGCCACATCACTCACATCAAACATTACATCAGGAACTTATATTAAAAAAATTGTAAATAATACTACAATTGAACTTGGTGTCTTTGGTAGTAAACTTGATGAAGGGACTACAAAAAATGCTTTACAAAACTCTTCGACTACGTGGCTTTACTTTACTCTGCCATTTGGTGCATGGAATAGCGATCACAATATAATTCCCAATACAGATCCTTCTCTTATACAAGATACTAGCTATCCAGAATGTTCTGATATTGCTTCTATTATCAATCAATATTTTGCTGATATCACTTTAACTTTAAATCAAGGAATTGGTAGCGTAATAAAAATAGAACCTGTAATTGATATTGTAAGTCTTGGTCAAAGAGCCACTATATTTACTGTCAATACAGGCGAATCTACTTCAAATCCTCATCAATTTGAAACAGGAACTCCAATAAGACTTGTTCCTAAAGCAAAAGAAGGATCAACTGTAGACAAAAAATTTATTCGTCTTCCTAGAGGATTTGAATCAAATCAAAAATATTATGTAATTTCTCCGGGTAGATTAACACAGCCATTTGATTATTCTGGAACCACTTATTTTGATGGATCTGATCAAACTAAGTTAATGCTTGCTTCTACCAAAGAAAATGCTGGAGCTGGTATTTACATCTATTCCCCCGAAACTGAATCTGTTCATCCTGATGTTGAAATTGAAATTCAGCAATTTGTACTGGATGAATCTTATGATCTTCATAAATTTAAGTGTAATTTTGCTGTGGGGGATACTAGAAATGTTGAAACTGACGTAGTACATATTTTTGATTTGCCGAGTGCTTCAGTAATACCACAAAAAATATTTTTTAGACAAGCTGATGATATAATTGATTCTACGTTGCCACAAATTGTAGGACAAGGAACAATTAATACTCAGACATATTATTACGCAAGATATGGTGCAACTAAAAAATTCACTGTACATACATCACATTCTGATGCTATTGCTGGAATTAATGAAATAACTTTTGTCGAAAATACAGGTAAAAATTTCTATGTTTTTGCTGATAAGAGAGTCAGTCCTTTGAGATTTGATGCTACTTTTTCTTCTGTAGAAAATGCAACTGGATTGTGGTATTTGGAAGTTCTTGATGAATCTTCTGGAGCAAATATTAGATCTGATAGTATTTTAACTAGATTCCATAATGTAAATGCGTATGGTCCTAATTCAGGTAAAATTAGAACACTTGATACTTGGTTTACCAGAGTTAATGATACTAGACAAAAAGAGGATAGAGTTTATAGATTGCGTTATGTAATTCCTAAGTATCTTGAGACAGTTAGAGATCCTTTAAATGGATTTGTTTTAAAAATTAGAACAGATGAAAAGAGAAGATTAGTACCCCAAAAAATTGTATTAGTTCCGGTTTCGGGAAACACTCAGAATACTGCCGTATTCCAAAATCCTGGTGGGTTTCAAGAAACGCTTGGTTTAACCAAACAACAATATATTACTGATATTGTTAATCCAATTGATCCGGGAATTTTTAATCTAAGCCCAGAAAAACGACTTGGTTTGTATGATCCATATTTTAATCCAAAAATTGTAGAAACAGAATCTAACATAGCATTTACTGTACAATCTGCAAGAAAGACTCAAAATAATTACTTAGAAATTATTGCATTTGATCACACTATTGTGAATGAAGCATTAAAAAATGAAATTTTTACGGTCGTAGAAATTTCTGCTCCTCAAGGAGGATCTGGTCAGTTTACATCTGGATCCACTGCACCATTAATTACTTGGTCGGGAAATTCTACTGGTTTTGCTATCATACAAAAATATCTTTTTGTCAATAACAAACATTATTTGATTTTAATAATTACTGCGGGAAAAATTGAGTATTCTTCTTTCATACCAACCACATTTAATCAAGTAGTAGCACCATTTCAGATTACTGCAAATCTTGTAGCAAAACCAAACAGTGTTGGAGACCCCGAAGGTAAAGACAAATCTAATAAAAAAGATTTCTTGTACACTATAGAAGGTTCTAATGTATATACTTTAGCTCCCGGTGATTTTATTAACGATGATACCGGCAAAAGATATCAAATTCAAAGTGTTCAGGACGTTGGAAATATTGATGACACGTTTTATATTTTTGATATTGATGAAATCCGAGAAAGAATTGCTGGACAGCAAGACGGAGTGTATTATTTAACAGCAGTTAGAGGCAACATTTCACCATTCCCTACGGGTGCTGGTGTTGGAGAAAACTTTAAAAATTATAAGTTTTCGCAGCCAATTTCTCAACTGTATCCACAAAATTACAAGAATGATCCTGTATGGTTTAAACAATTAAATCCAGTATTTAATGACGTACCTCCTTCCGTTGCTGCTGCTGATAATTACATTCATGGTTACGTAACAATCAATGATTCTAAAAATAGTGAAACAAAAGAAGTTGTTTACGACATAATTCAGCAACCAGCCTTTGAAAATTATAGTTTTGTTAAGTCTGAAGATTTAACATCTCCTACTTTAACTCCAGTTGGAGGTTCGGATGTTATTGAAGCTCAGGAAGGAAATGCTAGATCTGGATCAGAAGATAGATATATTCCTATTTCTGGTGATTCTGAATATCCCTCAGAACAAAAATTATATGTAGAACTTCGTAGACCTTCTATTGCACGTTCAGGAAATCACACATTTGAATATCTTGGATATGGTCCTGGTAACTACTCAACTGGTTTTCCGTTAAGACAAGAAGTAGTATTATCAGATCTTCAAGATTTTTATGCTCAATCTAAAAAAGAAAATGGTGGTATTGTATTTTATACTGGTTTAAACTCTAATGGCGACCTTTATATTGGTAATAAAAAAGTTAATGCTATTACTGGAGAAGAAACATTCCTTGAAAGAGCTGATTTATTAGATTCTGAAGATGATTCAGATGATGCCGGAGGAACTCTTGTTACAACGTTTGATACTCCGGTAACGTTTAATGATAGAATTACTGTGGAAGGTAACGCCACATTTAATAATCCGGTTGAAATTAATGTTGGACCTGATGAAGGAACTGCATTACGTATTTTTAGTGTTGTTGATACAGCTCTGGGAGATGATCTTTCTGTGGACAGATCTCAGCAAACTAATAATGATAATGGTGACATTACGCTAGGTAAAAATAGAATAAACGCAGCCGTTTATGGAATTACTGCTAGACAGCAACTTGGAAAAGATGGTCAACCTTATTCTGTTAGAACTAACTTTGCGGGATCTTTGGGACCAACTAATCTAACACCCAATCAAAATTCTCAATTTAGATTTGATAGTAGTCAGGAAATTTCTTATAGTTCATTATTGAAGCCAGTTTCTGGTGATGTATTATTAAAAGGAGCTGAAGTAGGACTTTCTGGATCTTTGGGTTGGATTTATGCAAATTACTATACGACAATAACAGATTCTAGCATTCAGAATATCACTAGTGATGGAATTTATATTACAATTAATTGGATCAATACGGTATCTAATCAAAATTTAAACGTTACTGCCGGATCCCAATTAAGAATTAGCAACTTTAATTTAAATCCAAATCTAAACGGAACTTGGAATGTTATTTCTCAGGGATTTGTTGCTTCCTCAAATTCATGCCGAATTTTAATTTCAATACCAGTTGCTAACGGAACAGTATATACGTGGTCTAATGCCGCTGCTAATGCTGCCATAGAAGTTGCTAGGTCAAATTGGAAAGAATTTGGTGTTCTTGGTAGTGAAACTTTAAGAACAAATACAGAAATTTTTGGTAACTATAAACTTGGCATCAATACTATAGCAAGAGCTTCTGATACAGCTTATCTACGTGGATTTGTAGATTCTTCAACAGAAAATAATATTTCTCCGAGAGCTAATCTTGATCTTGTTGGTGATGCTTTTATTAGTGGTAAATCTGTTGGTATTACTATTAACAATGGTATTCAAACAAAGATAGAAACTGCATTAAACAATGCATTTTTAATTGGAGGCAACAGCTTAACACCAGATAATGCCTCAACATTACGAGTATCTACAACTAATAGTGGAAGAGTTGGTATTAATACAACTAATGCTCAACTAAATGGTACTGCTGATAGTGGAATTTATAATGTTGCTTTTGCTGTAATTGGAAGTTCGGCAATTAGTAATGCTCTTAGAGTTGGTGGAACTTCATCTCTAATTGGAAATACCACAATTACTGGGGATTTGGCAGTTAATGGTGGTGATATTACAACAACCGTTACCACTAATTCGTTTAATTTATTAAATGACACTACATTTATTGGAACATTAAATATTTCCAATAGTGTTGGCATCGCAAATCTAACTAGAAATGCTTCCCAAATTAATTTTGGTAATTTAGCAACGTCCCAAATTATTAATATTGGTAATCCATCATCTACATCTGCCAATAGTTCCCAAATTACCATTGGTGGTGCTTACGGTAATAACGAAACTAATAGTTTTGTAGAAATTAAAACAAAATCTATAAAACTTTGGGGTGATTTGCAAGTAGGTATTAATAAATTAGTTACTGAAGAAGTAGCAATAACAACTTCTGCTGGTTCGGTAAGTTTCTTCTCTAATTCCGGAGCAGCATCTTCTCTTAATTTTGCAGCCAATGCATCAGATGTTAGCATTGCTGGTCAAGGAGGAACCACCAGGATAAGAAATAGCCTTACTGTGGATGCTACTTTACTTGTTAAAGGAAATAGTATTCTTAATGGAGGAACGGCATCATTCAACTTTAATGGCACTAGGGCACAATTAGGATCTACAATTTCTGCCCACACAGGAACAATTTCTGTGCCGTTAAATAAAAATATTGATTTTGCAACAATTGTACCTGGATTTAATAATCTAGTTGATACTGCTGGTGCCGGATCATGGGGAGGAACTTTCTTCCAACAAGCAATTTCTACATATATTTCAGATTCTGATTCAGCTTTAGTAGCATTAACTGGAAATAGGTATTATTTACCTCTAGTAAATCTACCCACATATTCTGAAAATGATGATTTATTAATTGATACAACTGTTTCTGGAACTACTCACCCAGAAATTGTAAGAATTGCTTCGGGTGGATTAGTTAGAGTACAAACTGCTCCATATTTTATCATTGTTGAGCGTCAACCATATGGATCATTCTTGCCAACTAAAACAAATCACCCAGATAATACTGCGGTACGAAAAATAAATGTAGCTCTTGATGCTACTTGGATAACCTCTAATGTTGATGGATCCGGAACAAGTGATCAATTTAATTTAGCTGAATTTGGCGGTTCTTTAAATATAGGAGATTATATTTTTGTCAGCAGAAATTCTTCTGGAACATCAGGAGAAGCAGTTGAAATTGGCACTTCAGTTGGTCAAATTTCTAAGAAATTTATTGTAAATAATGGATCAAATGTTACTAAATTTGAAATTGATAGTGTAACTGGCGAAACAACAATTAGTGATTCTATTTCAAATGGTGGTTTGACAGTCTTTGGACCGACAAACCTAACTGGATCTTTGACCACTTCGGGTGGAAATGTAACATTCAATACTCCCAGTGCTTTAACACTTAATGGCGGAAACTTCATTATTAATGATTCCACCGGAACTGTCAATAAGTTAACACTCACAAACTCAACTGGAAATCTGTTTATTGCTGGTGACTTAACAGTTAGCGGTAACGATATTAGTTCTAGCACTGCTATCGCATTGACTCTCAGTGGTGCCAACGTTCAAGTAAGAGGTGACCTTACTATTACTGGTAATGATATTAAATCAAGTACTGGTGCCACTGTAATTACTTTGAGTGTAAATGACGCAACATTTGCTGATAATGTGAATATTGGCGGAACAACTACTATTGGTGGTGATTTAACTCTCAATGGTGGTGACTTCACAGTTAACTCGGGAGGCATTGAAAGATTTAATATTAATAGCAATGGTGCTATTGATTTGGGCGGTATTACGCAATACTTTACTCCTACTGGTGGCAGAAAGTGGGTATACATTACAACGCAAGCAAATACTCAAACTTCTGCAGTATCATTGGTTAGTAATACTAACTATTATGTTTCTCCTACCGGAACGGGCAGTGTGCTTGTGTTAACTTTGCCAGGAACACCGCAAAATGGTGATATGATTAGAATACTTGATTTGGGTGGGCAGATTACATATAATACACAATTAATTATTAGAGCAACTAATGGCAAATCAATCCAGGGTGATACTACTGGATCTACTTTTGGTATGCCTACTGGATCTTATACTGGCGGTGGAGAATTGATTATTAATACTCCTAACGTTGGTCTTGGGTTAGTTTATATTGGGGATATAGATGGTATTGGCGTCGCAATTCCATCCAGTGCTCAGGGATGGAGATTAATGGAGATCTAAAAATGGCAGTTAATTACAATACTTTAAAATCTTTAAAGGGAACTTCTATTGGTACAATAGTACCTTGGTGTGGTGATATTGCTCGTATTCCCAAAGGATGGATTGCTTGTGATGGAGAAACATTGACTACTTCAGATTATCCTTTGTTGTATGAAATAATTGGTAATAGATATGGCGGAACACTTAATTCTAGTTTTAATGTTCCAAATTTTACAACCAGGGGTGTGGTGGATTATCACACCTCACATTCAGCTATATCTGGCATCAGTATGCCAAATGTATTTAAAAATTTAATAAATGACACGAACGACGTAGCAAATGTTTCTGTTTCTACGCCATCATCTAATATTGATTTGAGAGTAGATCAAGTAGGTTATAATAATATATCCGCAACAATTACCGGGCAAACTTTGGTTGATCCATCTTTTAGTGATGCTGTATATGTTGCTGGTCGCCTTTTGGGAGATGATCATATTGCCTCTCATGGTCACCCAGCCGAATTTGACACTGTTGGTGGTCCATCTCAATGGGTAGAAGCATGTCAAAATAGCAATGGTAGTAATTGTTTTTCGCTATTTGAATGTAGTGATGATTGCAATAACAATTCATTTTATCCAACAGAAGCTAATAATCCTTATGGGCAAAGTTTATTCAAAGGATTTCCTGAAGGAGGAACCGCAATATATAATGCTCTAGCTGGTGCCGGAACTGCTAACGTTGATTTTGCTAGGCAAAATAGTTACGGTGGTAGTGGAATCCGAAATTATATTACGTCAGGAGAAGATCCAGCTTCTTCTAATAGTGGTGGTTTTGCGTATAATACTTCATTAGATCAAAACGCAGTTAATTTTGTGAGTAACGGTCACAATGTTCATGATCATTTATCACTGTCTTATGATATTACAAAAGGTAGTATGTCCATTCCTTCTTCATATAATATAAATAATATAGGAACTTCAAATATTAGTCCACAAAATGAACCATTACGTGATATCGGCAGAATTCAAATTGAAGTAAATACTCCTGTATGTCAAGTTAAGTATATCATAAGAGCGTATTAATAGATATGGCAACAAATTATGGATACGAAAAGGGAAAATATGGTATATTTGCAGGAACTATTGTGGCTTTTCCTAGAAAACTTACTGGCAAAGATCCAAATGATCAGACATGGAAAACTTTAGTTCCAGCTGGATATTTGAGATGCGATGGCTCTATATTGAATGGCGATTCTTACCCAGCGTTAAAGCAAATTTTAGCTGTTGGAGCAGCTTCTAAATATATAAAATCTGGAGTTACTTTGAAAGAAGATGACGAAAATGGAAATGGTGGACAATTTCAACTTCCTGATCTTGGATCAAAATACCTAAGAAGTGCGTTAGTTTCTGGTGGATATGATCACTTGACAGTTATTAATCCAGTAACTTCTAACGAAGTTGCGAGAGTTGGTGTTGCTACTACGGTAGAAACAAATATTCAATATCCGGTGCAAGTTTTTTATAATGGAAATTTATCAATTCCATCAAATCCTGTTCCCATCACAGAAACATCAAATTTTGGCACAACTTTAAGCGGAATTACTCCAACTGGATATCCTGATTATACTGCATATCTTCCACACGGGCATTACGCAAATACTGTATCTAGACAGTCAAATGCTGAAACAGCTTCTTGTGCATCTGGAGGTGGAGATACTTCATCTAGAACACAAGTTGATATATCAGATGGAGATTCTGGCACAACAGGTAGTTTTTCTAGCGTTACCCACGCACACAATTTAACAAGAAGTCCAGTTACTAGAAGTACAACACAAAATAATATAGCTACTACTGCGGGGCCAGATAATATATCAACATCAGTCACATTAAATCCTAGTAATACCTTTAAGATGGATGATATTCAACATGCTTTTATCCTCGTAGAATATTTAATAAAAATATAATCATGCCTGTACGTTATTCTAAACAAACTCAACAAAGTGGTGTAACTATTGGCACTGTGGTATCTATACCAAAACCAATTACCTGGGCAAATAGTGCCAATTTAACAACAGAAACTAATAATTGGGAATGCCAAACTAATTATCCTGGTTGGTTACCTTGTGACGGCAGAACAGTAAATATTTCTGAATATCGAGCTTTGTATGATGTAATTGGAAATACCTATGGAGGAAATGCAACAACATTTAATTTACCAGATTACAGATCTAAAAAATTAATGGGCACTGGTCCGGTATCTTCGGGAACAACGTTAACTTTGACGCCAACACAAGGTCCAGGTAATTTTTCTCCTGCTCCAGATGTTCCTGGATCTATGGGAGGATTATATAGCTTAACTACTACGAGACAGTTACCACCAGAAAGCGAAATAACTCCAGGAAATCCAGGAAGTCCAGCAGTTATTGGTGGTGACGCAACTGATACTTTTTCGCTTGGTTCATATAGATCAACTGGATTTGTTGAAACAACTACTAATTCAAATGCCAATATAAGTGGTAATATTAATTATAGTATAGGACCAATATCACAAAGATCTATGTCTGGAGTTGCACCTCACTCCCACGCAGTAAGATATGCACAAGCTACTGGTGGTAGTATGGCTGTTGGGAGTCCATATTGTGCTTATCAACGATATCCTTTTTTAAATAATGTTACGGGTGGCGTTAGACAATTTAATAGAGAAGACAGACCTTTGCTTACTCACTCACATTACCTTTATTTCGAATCCGAATCATTAATAGCAAAAGGATCGTATGGTCTTGATGATGGTCCTGGAACATCTGGATTGGTAAATACTGCATTTGCAATATCAGGACCAAACGCAGGACCAGCTTTTGCAACAAGTTATTCCAGCACAAATAATAGAGGAATTACTATCCAGAAAACTGTAACTATGTCGCAACTTGGCGTTACTATAACAGATGCTACAGTAACATTAAAAAACACAACAAAAAGTTCTTGGGATGCTTCTTTAAGGATAAGATTACAAGCAGCGGAAGAACTTCCCTTAATGACACCATATTTCCGACTTAAATATATAATAAAGGCTTATTAAAAAATTACTATGGCTATTTTACCAATCAAACCTGTTGAATTGATGCAGGGAAAATTTACTGATTTTATTGGAGTTTGGGAAGATCATTTACCCAAATTTGTTTGTGATAAAGTAATTCAATCATTTGAAAATGCAATAGACAACTCATCTAATAATTTTAATCAACCAGATGAGGATGATGCAAATCAACCAATTATAATGAATGGATCTGAGCAATTTTCTAACAGAAATTTGGGAAGAAAAGATATTGGAATTATGCTAAATTTACATGATGCCGAAAGAACAATGGAAATAAATCAATATTTACATTCATGTTTTTTGGATTATATTAGAGAATATGGTAATTTATCAACTACGCCATTAATTTCTAGTGATGTCAAAGTACAAAAAACTCTTCCTGCTGGTGGATATCATGTATGGCATAGTGAAAATAGTGGACACACGATGGCACAAAGAGTGTTAGTGTGGGCAATATATTTAAATGATGTTGAAGATGGAGGAGAAACAGAATTTTTATACCAATCTACTAGATTTAAACCAAAACGAGGTACTGTTGTTATTTGGCCAGCTGCATATACTCATGTACATAGAGGAAATCCTCCTTTATCTGGGCATAAATATATTGCAACTGGATGGTATATTAATGCTTTTGTATCAAATTAAAGGAAAATAATCATGGAAACCTCCCAACTTTCTCCTGTGTTGCAATTTTTACCTCTCGACAAATCAATTTATTTTAAAGGTAAATCTTACAAATTAACAGATACTGAATTAAATTTAGTCATTGAAAAAACTCCTCCCCTCTGGTGGAATGAACATGATCCAGTGATGTTTTTTACTTACTATGATGATGGGTCTTATTTTTGCGAAAGAAAAAAACAAGTATATGATTTTAAAAATAAAATTACTACTCAACGAATATACGAATTTATTGAACCTTCTAATGAAGATGCAAAGATTTGGTTTGATATTTTTGTGGAAGTATTGGAATCAATTCGTTTGGAACAACTTAGAAGTTCCAAAGAAGAGGTGAGAGAGAAAGTATTGGAAGAAGGAAAAGTATTACTTACATCCTTACTATCCTATCGAAATAAAGGATTGAAGGAGTCTGATTGGACTCAACTTCCGGATGTTTCATTGAGCGATTACGAAAAAGAATTGTGGAAAAAATATAGACAATCTCTGAGAGATATAACTGAAGATTATAATTGGTATACTAATAACTTTTTCTTGGTTGATTTTCCAATCAATCCGTATGAATATATTGAATTACACGACAAAGAAGTTGAATACTTGAGTGTGAAAGAGCATTATAATAACTATGGTGCTAATATTGTCAAACTCAAACTAGCTAGATTAATGTCGTACTTAGCTGATCCACAAACTGATCTTGGATTAGGAGCTAATGATGAAGAATGGTTCCCTGGCGAAGATATAGAAAAACTTCGTTCAACTCCATATGAAGATTTTGTTCAGAAAATTAACAAATTGTTAACTAGAATAGATCCAGATTTAAAATACGAGGTTGTTCCTGTGGCTGGTTGTGGGGGAGAATCTTTTGTAACAGATCTAAACCAGAGTAAATAAGTAAAATATTATTAGTAATGTTATGATGTATGTTCTAAATTTGTTAAGTGAAAAATCTGCTGACAATATATTAAAAATATATGATGTAGCTACCTTTGAGAAGGGAGTAATGACAAATCCAAATAATAACTCACACAAGTTTTTTACGGATCAAAAAAATCTATTGGAGTTGGCAAAAGATGGTTACCAAAAACAGTGTAATGATATAGTAGAAAAAAGTATAATGAAATCTACTCAATTTTATGATTATACATGCCCCAAAAAACTTTCTGGTATTAAATTTTTAGAATACCGAGAAGGAATGTATTATAGAGAGCACAATGATAGTTATATGATGGGATCTATTAGATCTGATTTTAGTTGCACTATTTTTTTAAATGATTCTACGGAATATGAGGGTGGTGAATTATTATTACGAGTAGGAAATAAAGAAATAGAATATAAATTGGAAAAAGGTCAAGCAATTTTATATCCAACTGGGTTATCTCATCAAGTGAAAGAAGTTACTTCTGGATCTAGAAAAGTCGCAGTATTTTGGGTAGAATCTTGCATACAAGACTCAAGAATATTGGCTTTATATCAACAATTTTGTTTGTTGCATAATAATTATAAAAATATGCCAGAAGCAAAAACAGAATTTGGTGATCAATTGCATGGGTTTAAAAATAATTTATTACGAAATTTTCTAACACTATAGGAGTAAAATTATGGATTTGCAAATTTTAAGGTTATACGATTTAGTTGCTGAGTATTGTAAAACTCATTCTGTGTCGGTTGTTTATTTTGAAGTAAAAACCAGAACACCAGAAGAGAAGGCAGAAATGCTTGATTTTTACAAAGATAAAATGCCAATTGAAATATACACATCTTTACAAGTAGAAGATGATAATTTTGTTATTTTTAACAACAAAGAATCTGCATTAGAATATGCAGAAAGTATTTTCCCATATTACACGGATATAGAACAAATAAACTCAAAATATCATATTTTTGCGTGTGTGTTTGATACCGACGGGAGTTTTCTTTGGGATAATAGTATATGATGCAGTGTAAAATATGAGTAAAATATCATTATATACTAATGTTTTTTGTGATGAAGATTATAATAAGATATGGTCGTATTTAACTTCAAATAACTGGTCTTTCGGACATGTGAGTAATAGAGGATCATTGAAACGATTTTGGAGTATGGATTTTACAAATGATTCTTTTTTTACAGAACATTTGTTTAATAAAATAAAATGTTTAATAGGTAATAACTATATTCTTGAACGAGTATATGCAAACGGTCAAACACATGGATTGGATGGGGAGTTTCATCAAGATTGTTTAGATGAATATGGATACACATTTTTATATTATCCCAGTAAAGAGTGGAAACTTGACTGGGGTGGAAGTACAGTAATAGTTGATGGAACAGAACCCAAACTAGTTTACCCCTTTCCGAATACCGCAGTTATTTTTCCTGGTAAACTATTTCATTGCGGAAATGCTCCCTCCAGAGAATTCTATGATTTGAGAGTAAGTATAGCGTTTAAAATTAGACAACTATTGGACACTTGAACAACTGGCACAGGGGCTTGACGAGCCCCCTTTTTTTGTGGCATACTATCTGTATTGAAACCCATTTGCCATGAAACTTCGCTCTCACCAACAAACTGCTCTGGATGCCCTATCCCTCAATGCTTTTGGGCAAATCATCGTCCCAACTGGCGGCGGCAAAACTCTTGTGATGATTCTTGATGCTCTCCGTCGTTTTCGGGAATCTACTACACCACTCACTATTGTTGTGTGTGCTCCTCGTATTCTGTTGGCTGAGCAACTATCTAGTGAGTTTCTTGAGTATATTGATTGTGCCAACGTACTTCACGTTCATAGTGGCGAAACTCACCACTACAGCAGCACAAAACCAGAAAAAATTTCCCAGTGGAATATGCTTGTCAAAGATGAGCATCAACTGATCTTTACCACTTACAACTCGCTTCGCCGGGTTAATGAGTCCAACATTCGTGTTGATGTTGCTTACTACGATGAGGCACACAATGCTACTAAGAAGAACTTCTTTGTTAGTGTAGCTGAGTGTAATGCCAAGAATTACTACTATTTTACTGCCACACCAAAGCACAAGAAATCTGCTTTTGATACTGGTATGAATAATAGTATTGTGTTTGGTAATGTTCTTGAAACTGTGCCTGCTCCTGAGCTGATTCAGAATGGTAGCATCCTTCCCCCCACTGTGGTGATTCATGAAGTTGATTTTGAACGCCAGAAGGGCCTCTCAGCCGCCTCAGACGACGCTCAAACTCTTCTGGACATCATTGACGACCTTGACGAGCATACGGGCTCTAAGGTCCTTGTAGCCGCCCCTAACAGCAAGGTACTTTGGGAAGCAATTTCCAAAACTGCCCTACTTGACAATCTTGCAGAAAGGGGGTATGATGTTCTTCATATCACCAGTAAGTATGGTGCCTACGTCAACCGCAAGAAAGTTAACCGAGAGCAGTTCTTTGACACTTTCAATGCTTGGGGCAAAGATCCTGACCGTAAGTTTGTGATTTTTCATTACAGCATTCTTTCCGAAGGTATCAATGTTCATGGTCTGACTCACACGGTTCTTATGAGGAATCTGAATGTGGTTGAGATGGCACAAACTATCGGTCGTGTCATTCGTCTGAACCATGATGATGCTCAGGATATTGCCACCGGCAAGATTCCTGCTGGCCAATTCAATCTGTATCGTAAGCCTACTGGGTTTGTTACTGTTCCCGTCTTCAAGAACTACGGCAAAAAGACACAAGCTCGTCTTGATGATCTTATTCAAACCATATTCGTTGAAGGTCTTCCCGCTATTTGTGTTACCAAATGAAAAAATTATTTCTTACTGTGTTAAATACATACGACAGTTCAATGGTATTGAGTGATGTATGAAGAACTTTCAATTTTTGAGAGAGCACTTGCCCGTTTTGGAGATAGATGTGTAATTCTTTCTTCGTTGGAAATCTCAGGTAAAATTTCTCCTGAAGATGCATACCAACAAATTCGTACATATTATAGAGAACTTAAGAGCCTCCGTAAACAAGAAAAATCAGATTGGGACACCCCAAACTAGAGTATGCTCTAAGTGTGGACAAGAAAAGCCTCTTAACAAAGATCATTACCAAGTAGTGAAAGCTTTTAAATTCGGCTTTTCATACTACTGCAATGACTGCTCAGTTGAAATGAGGAAGACAAAGCCAGCAAATAAATAGTAAAAAAGATCAAATGACTTTATATTACTACATTATACTTACCTTACTTGCTGTCATCGGTTACTTGATGGTAGTAGATAGAAACATTATCACCTACATTGAACTAAATTTTCAGTTTGCTGTAGTTCAACTCAAACGAGCATGGTTTATCGTTAGGTTTCATCCGATCAACCCGATCCCACGTTGGACTCTTAACAGAAGAATTGAGCGAATGACCCGAGAATTGGAAGAAGAGCTTAAGATTGTCCGTAAGCACTTGACAGACGACGAGTAATCCTCTATAATAAAACCATCAGCAAATTTCATTATGACTCAATACGACAAGTTAATGGATGTGATTAAAAATCATTTGTATGCTTACTACCTTAGTGGACAGAAGGATGATGGTTGGGATGAAGCAGATGCTAAAGAATCTGCTCACATGATTCTCCAAGCAGTTGAAAAATTTCATTCTGTTCCTACTGTAGCACGTTGGAGGGCAAGTGACTGATGAAACATCTTGAAATATTAAAACTTCTTACGGCATTAAGTGATGCTAAAAACATTCTTAATGACATACATGAGTATGATGATTTTGATGTTCTTGAGCTTTTAGAAATCAAATACGAAAAGTTTTACATTGAAATGTACAAAAACTAATTTTTTTATTATGGACATCCGCATTCACGACAAAACTGGTAACTATGTTTCTATTGAAGATTGTATTCAAGACATGCAAGATACCATTATTACTCTTCGGGCAAACATCGTTCAGCTTGAATATGCTATAAAAACTCAAGCTTCACAAGAAATTAAAGAAGTTCCTAAATCGGATTACAACAAACTCAAAGAAGAAATCATTGAAGAAGTTAATCTCATCATTACTGATCTACTATGACATCCTCTAAAGCAATATTATCAACAGATAAACAGAAAACTACCTTGAATTGGTGGGAGTATTGGATTGGTCACTGCTGGATGACTGGGTGGCAAAGTATTCGTGGAGCATTTAGAATCTGGGCTGATCTCATGGGATCAAACTATCACAATTATGCTCTGCCCAGAACAGCAGAAGATCCCGAACAAGAATGCCTTGAATGGTTCTGGGTTACTCTTGGTGAAGATGATACATATCCAAGAGAGTTTCTGGAGTATCTACTACAAATGGTGGATGATATTCAAACTGGGAAAGAAGAACTCATCCCTATGGATGAAAACTTCATGGAAGAATTAAAAAACTGGTGTGAGGAAAATGATGAAGAACTTACCTGATAAACTACAACTTGATATTATGTGGAGTGTCGCCACTTCAACCAGTATTGAAACTGGCACACGACCCCACCACATCTTCGCTAAACTGCTGTATGATGAATTGAACAACATAAAACCTATTGTTGGACTTGCCGATGCCAAATGACGATCCTGTATGGGTGAACTTATCACCACAAGAAATAGAAGAACTCCGCAACAAAAAACACGAACTCACTGAATACGGTGAAGAACAACTGAGGAAACTTATGATGAACCAAGAACCTTATCCCGACGAGATGTTTGAAGAAGCACAACGTCAGGAAGATGAACGTAAAGAACTGATTGAGCAGTTGGAAGTAAAGAAAAAAGAAAACTTCCAACTGGTTGCTGATGCTTGTATGGAAGAATACACCAAAACTTATGGTGAGATGCCAGAAGATGACAGCTGGATGTTTCTGGAAGCAGAATACTATGGCACGGGTGAAGGTCAAACTACTTGTTTACAGATGACACAAGCAAATCCTTGGGGTGGTGATAATGGTGATTTTGATAGAACTCTACCATACCCAGACGACTACAAACCAATCACATCAAAACAGTATCGTGCTGTGAGAGGGTTTCATAAACTCTTTGGCACTTGGCATCTACATGGTCTTCGTTTTCACACTCGTGAAGCATTCTTTGATAGATATGCCAATCAATTGCCAGCAACATTAGTAAAACTCAAAGACCAGCAATGTTTCCTTGAGTATCATTCTGAACTACACTACAACTTTGGTTAATCATGAAAATCAACTTTACTGGTCATTCTGCTACTGAGCGTGAAACAGAGATCACTCAAGAACAAATGGTCCTTCTTTTTGAGGCGATGAAAGAAGAGTTTATCACTCATATTGAGTTTAGTACATTTGATGGTCGTTCTTATACTGAAGGAGACAAAGGTATCAAAAAACTGTGTCAAAATCATCAAGTAGATGTTTTTTACAAGAAAGACCGTCTGGCATTCTTTCAAGCAATCATGAATAACATGGAGAATCCTTATGGATAAAGAACTTTATGACCCAGACGAGTTTCTGCTTGATAACATCAAATCATTTCATTATGAGGTGATGGACGAGGGAGAGCATGTCTGGATGGCATTCTATATGGAAGATGGTCGCACAGGCCACTTGAATATTTTCCGAAACTGTGGTAAGATAAAGACCCGCTACGAGGAGTGGGATGATGCTGTCAAAAACTGATTTGATTCACTACAAGATTCAGGCTGCCATGAGAGAAAACATCTTTGATGAAGACCAAATGAAATATCTTGGTGTTCGTGAGGATGGCAAGCATTGGTATCTTGTTGGTGGAGAACATGAAGTATCCGCTGATCAATTTGAACATTTTGAGATGAACCATGATGAATGATTACAAACTTGACCCAGAAGCAAAAGCATTCTCATATACGAGGGAAGAATTATTCAATACGATTAAAAGTATTGTGGCACATCCTCACACGGTTGTTACAGACCACGACAAAGCTCGTGCTATGGCAATCTTTCTAACCTTTGCTGATTATCTCGGCAACTATACTGAAAGCGACAACAATCACGGTCATTATGTTTACGAATGTGATGCTACTGACTTTGACGGATATGTGATGGAGATTCTTAACTTAAAAGATTACAGTGAGGTAAATCTACAGGAGATTTTAAAATGAACAGCAATGATTATTATCGTGCCGGGCTACTTGGTGTAGTTATAGGTATGGGATTTCTTTCTCTGTTTTATGTGTTTTTAATTCCAGTAGAAGATGTAAAACCAGCAGAGGCATTAGAACCCAATGGTACTTTTACTGTTGTGTCGCAGTATAAAGGATGCGATGTGGTTCAGTGGCATTATGGTATGCTTGCTGAGTATAAGTATTTCTTAGATTGTACTGATAGTATGAGAAACAAATGACTGACAGAGCACAAAAACTGATGGATGCTATCTATCAAGAACGAAATACATGGGCAGACACAGAGCAAAAGCTTGTCGCTGCAATTATCCGCCAAACAACGGAATATGTCAAGACCACGACAGCACAAAAGATGAATAACTTGACAGTGCTGGACAAAGGTGATATGATGACCCTATCAAAAGAAATTGAGAATTTACCATGAAACTCTTTGATTATTTTCACCAGTATGATTACGGACACGAATGGTATTTGAACATAGGTTGTAGTAGATTGTTCAATCTATTTCAATTCAATATGGATTGGAGTTATTATGCTGGTAGACCAATTCTTCTTATTAATGTTCTTGGAGAAAGTTTTTGTGGATTTACCTTGACTGTTGGTAAGTTCACATTTTCATTTGACTTCCTGGCTTATCGTCAACGTGATCTTGATTGGTATCGGTAATGGACTTTCCAGTGTTCTTAAATAAGTGGATCATCGGATTAAAACCGATTAAATATACTTCATTCTGGTGGTGGTATCGCTTGATGTCTCACGAAGGCTTCCGATTTGATGATTACCATGTGTGGGGAGAGTTTTGGCACTCCTTGAATCATGGTTGGGAACATATTCAATATGTGAATGAATTTGAGAAGTATTGGGGCAAAGGTTCTTATCCTCCAGAAACGATTATCCTATCACAAAGAGATTTTGATTCCCTCGTAGATAAATTAAATGAACCACCAGATCCCAAAGCAATTGAAAGATTAACTGAAATTTTACGAAAGCCAGCGCCGTGGGATGATGACTATCATAATTAATACTTATCAATGACCTCTTGACAACTACGTTGAGGGGTCTTATACTATGAACAATTCAAACAAAATCATGAATTACAACTTCCCCGAGATCAAAACCATTCAGGATGTTCTGCCTCATATTGAGGGTAGAGATGAGTTCCGGATAATGGATAAGGACTGGTATACCGTCATCAATTATATGGTGTCGCTTGAGAATACCTTCCTATGGGATGA